GCTTGCTGATTATGTGTCGAGAAAATACATGATGCAGGATTGACGTTGTTTGGATTCAGTCTAAATTGCATGGATAGTGTAACAATGTGTGGTTATTGTGGTTATATTTGAGCAATGAACCCAAAAAACAAATGCCATGAAAAGAATATTATTGCTGCTGCTTGTGCCGCTTGCGGTATCTTGCAATTCGGAGAAAAAGGAATCGGTGAAAGACACATCAAACGGGTATGCCGTTACCCGTCCTGCTATTGCCAATCCCAATGAATATTACATCGAGGGCAAAGACACCATCGCCATGCTTTCCAAGATAGACTATGACGGCCAGTTCTCCAATATTATCACCCGTAAGATATATAAGGAAAGGGACATTGACGAAATCAATAAGATTGTCAAGGCTTTTGCAGGAACTATCAGCGCAGGACACTCCATCTTCTTCTACCTGAATGATGACGAACCGGAAGGATCGTGGTACGGGTCCTATTACAACGGGAGATTCGGTTCCAAGATGACAGACAGGGAAATTTCAGAGGAACGACTCCGGGAAAATCTTGATATGATGAAGGCGGACATTGCACAGACTGGAATGGACTTCGTGCGTGTGTTCCTTGCAAAGAAGGATATGTTTGAAGAGATTGTAAAGAGGTATGAACACAAAGAACTGAATGAAGGCTACAGAAGATTCTTGGTGAAGAATTTCCCGAAAGCAAGGAATGAATACTTCAAGCATGCCAAACAAAAGCTTTGGGAAAAGGATATTGAGGTGAGCATGACGGGTAAAGACATCAAGTTTTATGGTTATATGTTTGCTTCGAATCGTGTCATCAAGGACACCTACGAAGGAATTGCCTTGGAACTTGAGAAGCTCCGATTCAGGAGGTGCTGCTTCGGGTGGATAGAAGGAAAGACCGACTACTATTACATAGTATCCGAAAAGAAAGACAGTGACATCTGATTACATCATCCCTCACTGAGCAATCGGTGGGGGATTTTTGTTTGTCGTGCGATGAAATTATTTTTTGCGTATTCGTTTGTTTATTAAAAGATTAGTAATATATTTGCAACGAACAAGTGTTCGAGGTTGTGAAGATGCAACCAACTTTAATCAATGGACTAAATAACCTTGGGCAGATTGTTTTCAGGACTATCTGCCTTTTTTGTTTTCAAGATGGGATTTGACGCTATATTCTGTAAGCTGAGATTCAAGGACATGTACCACGATGCCACCTATGACGGTAAGGATGTAGGGGGGAATCATATCTACGTATCGAAATGGGTACAGAGCCTTTTCGCCGGACAATCCAACTATCAGACAGACTTTGACATGCGCACCGCAGAAGGCAAGGCGCTCGCTCTTCGTGTGGTGCAGCCCCTTGCCATGATTGCAGACCGTTGCGGTTCGATGATCCGTAACGGGAAGTATTACGTGGTGGACAAGAACGGGAACGAAAACCCGAGATTCGCAGACGTTGAAAGGCTGCTGAGATACCCCAACATCATGCAGAGCGGTAAGGCCTTCTTGAAGCAGGTGGAAATCAATCTGAAGGTGTTCGGCTATTGTCCGGTATTCCTGTTGAGAGCCACCAAGAAGGACCTGCCGAAAAGTATGGTTGTCATCCCTCCCGAGCTTTTCCATCTGAAGGGGAAGAAAGGAGTTTTCCAGGCAAGGAAGAATCAGGACATCGTCAACCGTGCCTATATCAAGTGGGGAAATTATGAAGTCGAGCTGATGGAAGAAGATTACATGCTGGTGTATGACTCCATCGCCCACTACCCTACTACGGATGATGAAGAAATCGTTTTCTCATCGCCTGTCGACACGCTTTCTCCACACGTAAGGAACTACATGAGCCAGCTTATCGGCCGTGGGAACCTGATTGTGAACGGTGGTCCGAAAGGTATCCTGTACGGGGATGATACGAGCGACATGGGCAATGCCGCATTGACGCCGAGTGAAGCCGATACCATCATGGATAAGTTCAAGCGCAAGTTCGGTATCGTGAACAAGCTCTATGAAATCATGGTGACCAACAAGAAGGTGGGCTGGATTAACATCGGTTCGAACGTGCAGGACCTGATGCTGCATGATGAAGGAAAGGCCTGTCTGAATGAGATTGTCAACACCATCGGCTTGCAGCCCGATTTGTTCTCGCAAGGCGCAACCTTTGAAAACAAGGAAGCCGCCAAGCGAGCAGCCTATCAGGATTTGATTATTCCCGATGCAGAACTCATTGCTCAGGTATTGACGGAGAACATTTGCCCGGATGATGCTGTCATCCAGATAGACTTCACGCATGTGTCATGCCTTCAGGAAGACAAGTCGAAGAACGCCCAATCGTTGTCGAGTGCCGCAGCCGCCATCAGCAATCTTGTGAGCGGTGGGCTGATTACCATTGATGAGGCACGAATGGAGCTGTCGAACTATATAGACATCGACCCTGAGAAGCCGAAAGGGGAGCTGAAACAGACGAGCACAAGCACAAATGGTCAAGAATAAGAGGAGGAAGAAAAGATGAACTACAAGGAAATCTACAAAAGGAAATTAGGGAAGCAGTTCAAGTCGTTCGAAGTGAAGGATTTGAACTATAACGGTGAGAGCCGCACCATCAGCGGTTACGCCGCCATCTTCAATAACAAGGACAAGGCAGGCGACATCCTTCTGAAGGGATGTTTCGCCAAGAGCATCAGCGACCGGGGTCCGGAGAGCACCGCCAACGACAAGATTATCATGCTTTGGCAGCATGACACGCACGAGCCTATCGGTAGAATCTCCGTACTGAAGGAGGATGACAGGGGATTGTACTTTGAAGCGGTCATTGATGACGTGGAACGTGGAAACCAAGCCATCAAGCAGCTTGAAAGCGGTACGTTGAACCAGTTCTCCATCGGTTACTCCTACGTGTGGGAAAAATGCGAATACGACTCCGAGCGTGACGCATTCATCGTTAAGGAGGTTGTGCTTTATGAAATCTCTGTCGTGTCCATCGGTTGTAACGGGCTGACAGAATACCTTGGTCTGAAGGCCGAGGGTATAGACCCTTACGAAGCCTTGAAGAATGACATCGAATCCGCCATCAAGGGCTTGCCAATCGGCAAGAAGGAGGAGATTCAGACAATTATAGCAAAAGCGTTGTCACTGGGACAATTCAAGCCGGAAAAACCACTTGAAGAAGTCAAAGCCGACACAAAAAAAATAAAATTATTCGGTAACATTAAAATGAAAAGCAATGATTGATTTTTTGAAAGACATCGACATTGAAAAGACGGACAAGGAAACCGTCGAAATGCTCAAGAACATGAGCATGGAAATTGAAGCCCGTATGGCTGAGTACCTGAAGGGTGTGATTGACAAGGACGCTATGGAAAAGGCCATCGGCGAAGCCTTGAAGAGCATTGACCAGAAGAAGGAACTGGATGCGTTGAAGGAAAACCTTTCTGAAGTGAAGGAAACCTTGGTACGCATGAAGGGTGCTTTCGAAGTGAAGAACGACAAGGTGGTTGTGAAGTCGTTGGAACAACAGATTGAAGACCAGTTGAAGGATTACATTACCGTTGAAAAGAATGGTGGTAAGACCATCAACTTGAAAGATGCTTGTAAGGCTGCTCCTGGATACAAGAAGACAATCAATATTGCCATTGACACCAAGGCAGCTGTAACAAGTGCAGGTGCTCCGCACTTGGGCGGTGTGGTTGACACTACTTTGTCTGTTGACCCAAAGGCACAGACTATACTCCGTCAGTATTCTAACGTGGCTACTATCAGTGGCCGTTCTTTGACCTATGCTGAATTCAAGCCGGGCGAAGGAGATGCTGAATGGGTTCCTGAAGGTGGATTGAAGCCGTCCATGGAAGCCACACTGGAAGAACGCACTATCACAGCAGGAAAGGTTGCATTGACTGTGAAGCTGACTGAAGAAACTTTGACAGACCTTCCGCAGCTTGTTGCTGAAATCCGTGCTGAAATCATCAACCGTATCGGTTTGGCTGAAGAAGAAGGTATCTTGAACGGTACCGGTGAAGGTGGCCAGATTAAGGGTGTTGCATCTGACATGCCCGGATTCTCGTTGACTTCCCTTCAAATTGAGAATGCAGGAATCATGGACACTATCCATGCCGGATATGCACAGATCGTTTCTACATCCAATATGGCATATCGTCCAAACATCGTTATGCTTAACCCGTTGGATGCCGTTGCATTGCGTCGTGAAAAAGACAACACCGGTCGTCCGCTCAATGAAATCAACGCATTGCCTACCGGATTGACATTGGTGGAAACGAATGCTGTTGAACAGGGAACTATCAAGATTGGTGACTTCAACTTCCTGAACATCCGTGACGTATGGGCGTTGACTATTACCATCGGTTGGGAAAACGATGACTTCACCAAGAACCTTGTAACCTTGGTTGGTGAAAAGCGCCTGTTGGCTTACATCAAGGCTCAGTACAAGACTGCCTTTGTGAGCGATACCATCGCAAACATCAAGACAGCCATCACCAAGCAGTAAGTTGAACCGTTAAACCATAGACATCATGAATAAAAAGTATAATGTGAATCTGACCAAGCGTTACGAAGTTGAGTTCATCAAGGACGACGTAGTGTATAAGAAGGGCGACAAAGCGCAGATGAATATGTGCCTTGCCTCCAAGTTGTATAACGAAGGACGCATCAGCATCCCGAACAAGCTGCGTGAAGACGCAGAAGAACTGGGTTGCGGTGAACTTTTCCCCAAACGTGTAAAGTCAGAGTAATATGATGATTGACTATACTTTTTTTCAGGATGGCTTGCTTAAAGTGGATGGTGCGCTCTCATTGGGCACGCCATCCCCTACCAACCAGGCTATACAGGGGTTGTTGGAGTCATTCATTGACCGCTACGAAGCTGAATACTTGTGCAAGCTTCTTGGAGAAGAGTTATACGAAGATTTTCTTCTGTCTCTCTCAGAAGAGAATTCCGCTGCTAATGATTGGGAGGGCTTGAAAAGGCTTCTTGTCGTTGAGAGGCCTTTCAAGCGTTCACCGATTGCCAACTATGTGTACTTCCACCTGTTGCGCTCCTGTGATTCCGACGCTACGCTGAACGGTGTCAAGATTGACACCGACGACGGAAAGCCCGTCAGTCCTGAAAGGAAGATGCGGTTTGCCTGGAATGACATGGTGCTTCACAACAAGAAGTTGTACGGATGGTTGCGCAAGGCCAACTACAAGGGTTGGAAGATGGACGAGGAACTGCTTGAATTTATCAACACATTCAATATATGATAATAGACATCTTCAAGGACAAGGTTATTCCCTTGCTGAACGAAGGCAGGGAACTGAAGGCACACTTCGTGTGGGGTGACAGCTCCTACATCCGTGAGACGCTCCTTACATTGAAGAAGAGCAGTGCCACCGCTCCGTTCCGCTACCCTTTGATAGGGCTTTACGCTCCCATTGACGAGACCATCCAGACGGATGGTGGAATGAGTGCGAGTGTGAACGTCATCATTGCAGTGAACACATTGCCGGAATACACCAACGAACAACGTCTTGAGATTTCCTTCAAGGGTGTGTTGAGACCTTTGTATGAAGACTTCCTCAACGCCGTGAGGGGATGCAAGCGGTTCTACATTCCGTATGAGGGTATTATCCCACATACCTACGTGGAGAACTACTCGTTCGGGAGACGTGGTGCGCTGGACGTGGACGGTAAGGAGATGGACGAGAAAATCGACGCAATCGAAATCAAGAATTTGGAGTTAAATTTTATAAAACAAACTTGTTATGCGAACAGATTATAGAGAATGCGGAGGCGGCAACGGTTTCAATACCGGCCAGAACTTCTGCCCGTTGCAGCCGGGCAAGGTAAAGGGCTTGATTCTTGTCTATCATGGCAAGAAGCTTCCCAAGGAACTGACTGCCGAAGCTCTGGAAACAGCATGCCACGCTGACGGCATGGACCGAATCTTCCCTATCCTGGGAATCTCCGAGTATGCCACTTCGGGTGGTGAAGCCACTACCAGTGAAAACGGCTACGCCGGTTCTGAAATTACGGGCTACTCATCCCGTACCGACACTTTCACTTTGTCGAAGTTCAACTTGGCTCTTCAGGGCAACCTTGTAGCGAACAAGGCTACTTTGTTCGACATGTATGCCTTCGATGAAGATAACGTGATCTACGGACTCGATGATGGTACCGATGTTCTTGCAGGTATCCCGTTGAGTGGTGTCTATCCTACCGGACAGATGTACACTTCAAGCGGCCAGAAGGCTTACTTGGCATTCAACGCCATCTATGCCGACACCGAGAACTATCTGGCTCATGCTTCCGTCCGTTCCACCGACTTGAACCTGAGCACCGTGCTTACCGGTTTGATTTACGCTGAATTTGTGAGCGTGGAAGGCGGCTTCAAGCTGGTAGACCACTACGACCGCACAGACCTCACTTCGTACTACGGTGCAGAATTGGCGTCCAAGGCTGAAACCGTATTGAACGGTGTGACTTCACTGACTTACGAAGCAGGCTTGTTGAAGGGTACGGGCACTCCTACGCTCAAAGAACCTTCCGTACTTCAGGAAAACGGCATTATCGGTATTGAACAATGGTAGTGAACGGGGTTACTTTCGTGGAGCGTGAAATCAGGAAACTGACGGAGAAGGAATTCATCCGTCAGTGCATTGATGTTCATTGGACTAATGAAAGTAAGGAAGTGAGGAAGAAGAGACTGCAGAAGGTATATCGCTTAATCAATGGAGGTGGGGAGGATTGACCTCCTCACCTTTTTGTTTTGTCACTATAGAGGTAGAAATCTATGGATTTTCAGGAATACGCCAAAGGATGGGGAAAGTTTGCAGACGGGTTTGAAAGTATGCTTGTGAAGCAGATTCACGAAAACAAGAGCCTGTTTGAGGAGTTTGTCACCGAGCAGCTCTATTCGGGTGTGAACGGTGAACAGCAGCCGTTGCGCCCCAAGTATTCGGAAGACCCTTATTTCAACGCCTTCAAAGACCCGAAGGATGCAGCCCAACGGTACAAGAAGTGGAAGATGCTCATCCAGCCTCCAGCAAGGTCGTATCTTGGTTTCAAGCCGAGGGATGCGGACACTCCTAACCTCATCATCCGTGGTGACTTCTATTCCTCCATTACCGCCATCCCCATCAGTGACGGGTTGAGCATCGTGAGCCAGGGGCTGATGTTCTCCGCCGACATCGAGCGGAAGTACGGGAATGTGATTTATCAGATCAGTGACAAGGCGAAGAAGCACTACATCGTGCATTTCATGCTGCCGAGGATTAACCGATTTATGAAGGAGTGTGGAATATGAAGAAACAATGCCTGTGCGAGGGGAACAAGGACTTGAAAGACCTTGAGCGTGTAAGGGGTATCGCCGAGAAAGCCGCCAAGATGGAGGATTGTGCGTTCATCGTCTACCGGAAGGATGATGCCTACTACTTCTGCAAGGAGGGTGAGGGCTATCATGGGGAACTGGTGGAGTATGTGTTGCCTTGAATTTATGAACATCATTTAAAAATATCATAGACGAATCCGTGTGAAGCTGCACGGTACTTATTAAATCGAAAAGACAAATGGGAGCCAATTTCAAACTGACGAATGCCATAGACCCGAAAATCGTTTCTGATTTGAAGGCCATATCCGAAAATGCCCGTGAAGCTTCCTCCAGTTATGCCGCACTGGTGGAACAAATGGCCAAGATGACAAACATCAACCCGAAAGGGCTTGCAGAGCTGGAAGCCAAAGCTTCCAAGTACAACCAATCAGCCGCCGAGATGCGCCAGCTTCAGGAAGAACTGAACAAGTTGCGCAAGGAGCAGGAAGAGATACTGAAGAAGGTAGCCGCAGACATGGCCAACGAAGCTAAGATAGCGAAAGACCTTGCAAGAGCGAAGAAGGACGAAGCCAAGGCTGCACTTGACAACTCAAAGGCCAAACTGAACGAAGCCAAGCAGCAACAGATACTGAACCGTGAAAAGGACAAACAGAAGGTTTCCATGCAGGAAGCTATCGAGTTGTCCAAAAAAGAAGTTCATTCTATCGCTGAAGCTGAAGCCGCCAACAAGAAGTTGAGACAAGCCGTTAAAGACATTACGGATGCCGAAGACAAAGACGGGCGAATCAGACAGCAGCTTAACTCAGCCATCAATCAGAATACCAACTACATCAAGCGGAATAGGGATGCACTCGTTCAGAACAAGATGACGGTAGGCGACTATAAGGAGCAGATTAAGCTTGCCATGATAGAACTGAGAAATGGTACCAATACCATGAAGAACTTCGGTATTGTCGCAAAGGGGTTCGGGGGCATGCTGAGAGAATCGGTATCAAGTGGTGTAAGGGAAGTCGGTACCAGTGTTGCAACGATGATAAAGGGGTTTGTTGGAGCACAAGCTGTTATCGGTGGTATCAACGCATTGGTGTCAGCCTTGAAGAATGGAGCGAAGACCGCTATGGACTTCGAGCAAGCCAACTCAACGCTTGCTGCCATTTTGCAGACTACAGCCGACAAGACCAAGAATCTTCAGATGCAGGCAAGAGAACTCGGTGCAACAACGAAGTACACAGCCGCTGATGCAACCAGTCTTCAGATAGAACTTGCAAAACTTGGTTTTACAACGCAGGAAATATCCGACTCAACCAAGTATGTATTGAGATTTGCACAAGCAACTGGGGCGGCTCTTCCTGAGGCTGCAGCATTGACAGGTGCAGCTTTGAGAATGTTTAATGCCGATACGAAAGAAACGGAAAGATATGTATCTGCAATGGCAGTCGCTACCGCCAAAAGTGCTTTATCGTTCTCATACCTTGCAACTGCATTGCCTATTGTCGGACCAGTTGCAAACTCCTTTAACTTTGCCATTGAAGACACTTTGGCTCTTGTAGGGAAACTTGCTGATGCTGGTTTTGACGCTTCCATGGCTGCAACCGCCACTCGTAACATTTTCCTGAATCTTGCCGATGCAAACGGGAAACTCGCCAAAAGATTAGGTGAGCCGGTGAAGACATTGCCCGACCTTGTGAACGGATTGAAAAAGCTGAAAGATGAAGGTGTAGACCTTAACGAAACCTTGCAACTGACAGACAAACGAAGTGTAGCCGCTTTCAATGCTTTTCTGACAGCCGCAGATAAAATCAATCCGTTGAGAGAATCCATTACCGATGTAGGCGATGGACTCGAAGCCATGTCTTTGACAATGACTGACAATACAGCCGGTGCCATCAAGACACTTGAATCTGCATGGGAAGAGATGATGATTTCCATTTATGGGAATACTTCAGCAATTCGTGGTTTCATTGAAGCTTGTACAGAAGGTGTAAGATGGCTGACAGATCTTGTAAAGTCAGTAGAACAGTTGACAGATGAGCAAATCAGTTCAGCTACTAAGATTGGCACGGAAGCAGCTCAATCAGCAATGAACAGACAAGAGGAGCTTATCGAAGCCGCCAAGCAAGCCTACATAAAGGCAGGGGATGATGAGGAAACGGCTCTTGAAAAGGCCAAGAATGAAAGAATTGCCATTCTTCAAAAGCAACTGGACGAAGAACTTAAATTGAGGGATGAATACTACAATCAGAACCAAAGACTTTGGAAAGAGCAAGAGGATGCGTCTTTTTTGAAACAAGCATTAGGACTGGAAAAGACTGATGCACAATATCGGAATGAAATTAACCAATCGTGGGATAATTATCTGAAACAAATATCGTATGTAGAAAGTTTGCAGGCGCAAATTTCTGGTATCAGTTCCATGCAGGTTAAATCAGCCACAACCACATCTGGAGGCACTACACTTTCCGAACAAGAACAAGAGAGAATTAAACAAGAGCGTCTACGAATTGAAAAGGAACTTCAGGATGCAACGGTGGCACTTATGGAGGATGGACTTGAAAAGGAGCTTGAAACCATCCGTCTGAACTATACCCGTAAGATAGCAGCCATCAAAGGAAACAGCAAGAACGAACAGAAGCTGAGGGAAGCCTATGCCCAACAGATGGCCAACGCCATCATGGACAAAGAAATCGAATATGCAGAAAAAGCCGACGAAGAAAGAAAGAAGTCGGACGAAAAAGCGTTGAAAGACCGCATCGACGAACTTAACAAGCTGTCAGAAATTGAGGCTACAAACCTTGTCACATCGCAGATCGAGGAAAACATGGCACTTGAAGAAAAGTACAAGGAAGGACTATTGAGCCGTGAGGAGTATGAGCGTGAGAAGTTCGAGCTTCAGAAGAAGTACAATGCCATGGCTCTTGAGAACACCATCAAGACCGCCGAAGCTATTGTCGCCCTTATGCCGGACGGAGCCGACAAGGATGCAGCCATCGCCAAGTTGAGGCGACAGCAAGCGAAGCTGAAGGAAGTGATGAACTCAGAGTTTGATGACAAGGGGGGCGATGAAAAGGACTGGGGAGCCAAAACGTGGCAAGAAAAGTGGTCCGAGGCCATCGACTATGTATCGCAAGGATTCAACGAGGTTGTGAATCTGATGGGTGCTATCAATGACAGACAGATCCAGGAAATCGAGGAGGAAATGGATGCCAACGAAAAAGCCGGTGAAAAGGAATTGGAGCGCATCCAACGGCTTGCTGACAGCGGTGTGATTACTACTGAGGAAGCGGAAGCCCGGAAACGTGCCGCCGAGGAAAAGACCGCCAAGAAGAATGAGGAATTGGAAAAGAAGAAGGCAGCCCTTCAGACCAAACAGGCGAAGCTGGAGAAAGCCGCCAACATTGCATCCGTCATCATGAATACCGCATCGGCCATCATGAAGGCGTGGGGCCAGACGGGCATCTTCGGTGCTCCGATGGCTGCATTGATTGGTGCGATGGGTGCCATCCAGCTTGCAACAGTCATCGCTACCCCTATCCCCAAGTATGCGAAAGGTACGAAAGACCACAAGGGTGGTTTGGCTTGGGTCGGTGACGGCGGTGTCAGTGAAACCGTGTTGACTGACAAGGGCATGTACCTTACCCCCAACACCCCGACACTGGTAGACCTCCCGAGAGGTGCGCAGGTTATCCCCTACGCCATCGACATGGAACGGATGAAGGCGAGAGCCAACGACCTTGAAGGACTGATGGCCTTCCGGCGTGAAAACAATCTTCCTCCTATCTTGATAGAGAATGACTACAGCGGACTGCAGCGGGACATCAAGCGACTGGAGGAAAGCCAGCGCAAGGGATTCAAGGAGCTTTCAAGAGCCATCAGAAACAACGATTACCGACAATTTGCATCGAGAATATGATTTACAAAGCGGACATCAACGAACTTCCATTGAGTGTGTTTATCGAGGTGTACACGAATGAGAACAACACCATTGAATTTGACACGCCCAAGGAAGAAGCCGTTGCCAAGGTGGTAGCGGACTATATGAATATTGTGGGAGGCAAGCAGATAGCCTCCGAGGTCATCAACTCCAACAGAAGGCTCAACCTTCTGATGATGGTGCAGTGCATGACCGCCTGTGAGAACCTGATGCTGCTGGAGCGGTGGAAGGATGTGTGCGGAGTTCTGGAAGTGATGGGATACCGGATGAAGGACAACGAACGGGACAAGATACGGACAAGGGTACGTGCCTTGAAGACGAAGGCGGAATATGACTTGAGCAAGGAGAACAAGGAGGAGGAAAGCCGGGAAGAGGTGAAGCGGCCCACGAAGGAGCAGTTCACCAAGGAACGGGTAGCGGTGATGAAGTTCAACAAGATGCAGATTGACATTCATACGATGACTGCCTGTGAATATGCTTGGTTGGTGAAGCAGACGTGTGATGAGATTGAGGAATTGAACAAGATTCATCGGAAGTAGTTAAAGGAGTTAAAGGAGTTATCGCTTCGCTCGTCCTTCGGACAGGGAGTTAAAGGCCGATAGCTTTGACTGATGTATTTACAATCCAAACGATAATAAGATGTATTATAAGTGTGAACTGTTGACGGGAGGACTGAGTTACTCCGTTACGAATGACATCAAGAACTGGGACGAGATAACCGCCACCTTCAAGAGGGGTGACTATGACGGGATAGTGAGAAGTTTTTCCGACAAGTTTGAATTTGTGAAGGGTGCCAGGACTTTACTGAAGAACGAATACCGGAACAACTATCTGAATGCAGGTGCAACTATTGTCATATCGACAAGGAACAATTCGTGGACGTGGACCGAGCGTTTCAGATGTGCGCTTGATTTCTCCACCTTGAGCGATAACGGATATGTGTTATCCATGAATGCCATTGATGACAGTGTAGCCTCCCTGATAAAGGCCAAGAAAGGCACGCAGTATGAATATTCGGTGGATGTGCTGAAAGAGAGTGTGCCTCTCTATTATGACGGGCTTCAGATGAAGAACAATGTAGTGATGGACATACCGCCCAACAGCCAAGTGGGGGAAACGACCGATATTCCTGCAAGCAAGGCCGGAGTCTATACCATTCCGCTCTATGCCGTGAATCCCGAAATATCGAAAAGGAACTCCGTTGCCGTCTACGACCAGACCATCCAATATTACGATGAAGACGAGCTGCTTCTGGAAACTCCCTCGTTTCTGGAAAACATCTCCATCTATAGCGTGAACGTGCATGTGTCGTTTGACTTCTTCGGAGTGTTCGCCGCTTCATCGGGTTCTGCCATGTTCTACTTCGTAGCCGCCAAGAAAGGCGAAACGATGATTCATTACTTTGCCAAGGAAATCACAGCATCGACCGATATAAGCTATGACAACACCGTGGAAGTCCCTCCCGGTTACGCCTTGCAGATGTACGTCAGACTTCCTGCCGATTCTGTGTTTCAGATCAAGAATGTAGCGATAAAGCCGACCGTCAAATGGATGAGCCGCATAGACCCCGTGGAACTGGATGTCATCAAGCCGTCCGTGCTATTGAACCGACTGCTGAAAAGCATGAACGGAGGAAAGGACGGGCTGGAAGGTGTGATTGTCCCATCGGGAGAAAAGAGGCTTGACAATGCCGTGCTGCTTGCCGGGGAGAGTGCGAGGAAGCTGCCGAATGCCCGTATCTACTCATCGTTCACGAAGTTCTGCCAGTGGATGAGTGCCGTGTACGGGTATGTGTATGACATCAACGGGAAAACCGTCACCTTCAGACCGAGAAAGGATTACTTTACGGACGTGCTGGTGAAAAGAGTGGAAGACTTCAACGGGTATCAGATGAACGTAAACTCATCGCTCATCTATTCGCAAGTGAATGTGGGCTACGAAAAACAAGACTATGACTCCGTGAACGGTAAGGACGAGTTCCGGTTTACGAACATCTACAATACCGGAACCACCATTACCGACAACCGCCTTGAACTTGTGTCACCCTATCGGGCTGATGCGTATGGTATCGAGTTCCTGACGCAGAAGATTGGTGAGGACACCACGGACAATGAGACCGACAACAATGTTTTCTTTTTATGTGCCAGGAGCAACGGCGAAAACTACATCCTTGACAGGACGGACGTGGTGGAAGGAGTCATCAGTCCGTCAACGATGTTCAATGCGATGTACTCCCCTACTTCTATGATTTCAGCGAACGAAGCCTATCTTGCCGGATTCATTTCCTCCATGCAATACGCATCGAGCGAAGGCAACACCTCCGTAGTGATTAACGGGGAGGCTGAGAACCGGGACATGGAGCTGAGCGGAGGGCTGTTCAATGTGAACGAGCTGGAGATAGAAACCTCCGACATCGACCTGCCGGAAAGCCTGAACGGGTATGTGGAGTTTGAGCATCATGGGGAAGTGAGAAGGGGCTACATTCAGAGTGTGGACTACCATTACACGAAGACCGCCAGTGCCAAACTGAAGCTTGTAGAAAAAATTAACGGATAAATCATTGATTTACAAAATCGAATCTTTATATTTGTGCAACGAATAGCGTGTCAAGTGGCACGCTACCAATTCAGACGAAAAGACCATGATTTCAATAGGCGATGTATGCCCCCTCTTCTTCGACGTACTGACCTATCCCTATTCCAATAGAGGTCAGTTCAGACAGGTGTTCCGTTCGAGCGATGGAATCCGGGTACAAGTGTTTTGCGATGGTGGAGAGACCCCCGAAGTTTATTTGAATGACAAGATAGCTGACACATGGGAAGTGGTGTCGCTGTTCAGTTATGCCGTGAATGACGGCGTAACGATGTATCATGCCTACCTCACCCCGTCGGAAGGAATCTATACGCTGACGATTGACGGAAAGGAAAGTGAGGAGTTCGAGGTTTGCGACCATGCGCAGGGCATTTTGATTGAATATTCCCACAAGGATAACAATTCCGTGTTTGACAATATCTTTTGGCTCGACAGCACCCAACAGGTGTTCAGATTCCGGGTGAAGGGTGGTTTCAAGCCAAGCGGTGTGACATTGGGCGTAGATAACGAGCAGTTTGTCAACCAGAGGCAGGAGATTGTTGAATTATACTCCATCCCCTACACTACCAAGACATTGACCATCGGTGACAATAACGGAGTTCCTTATTATATCGCTGAGTTTATCAACAAGATATTGTGCCTTTCGGATGTCAGGATAGACGGGGAAAGGTATGTGAGGGAGGGCAATGCCGTTCCTGAGAAAGCGGAAACGCTCGGAGGTAAGGAACTGTTCATCTGGACTCAGAATCTCCGCAGCTCACAGAATGACATTGCCGGAATAGGCGGTAAGCAAGAGGAAGGAACAGCCGCTTCAATGGTTGGTTTCTCCATTAATAATGCACAGGATGGTGAGGTGCTGGTGTATGATGGCGATGCAAATGCGTTTGTAAATACTAATACGTTGGAGTCAAATGAGTAAGAAGAAGTTAAACAAGACGGTATGGTATGGCTCTGACGTAGATTTGCAGGGCAATGCAATTTTGCCTCCATTAGCGGAAGGCCGTGAGGATTTGAATGGGATACATGAAGGTGAAATTTATCTTCATAACCGAGACGATGACCCAGGCATTTGGGTAAGAACCAATAAAGGTAATATTAAGAGAATAGGATTTAACAAGCAAGACCTTGATTTGTCTGAATACCTTAAAAAACAAGTATGGGACACCGCATGGGAATTAAGGACTACTGAAGAAGGTGAATCTTATATATTCTGCAAGCTACCATTTGTTTCACAGTATGGAGTTACACTCTATGCAGACGGAGGTAATATTGACCTTCCTTCCATTTACGCAGGCATCCCCGTTGACGGAACAACTATAACAAAGAATGAGGATGGTAAATTGATGCTAAATCCTAACCTTGAATTGGGAGGGTTGGACGAAGCAGCCTTGCAGAAGTATTTGGATGATTACAAATATGCCAAGATTACTGATGTAGACAGCAGAATCAACGACTTGGTAAATGGTGCTCCTGCTGCTTATGATACCTTGAAGGAGATAGCCGATGTATTGCAAGGGAATGTCAATTCCATTGGAGATATTATTACCACTTTAGGAACTAAGGCAGATAAGACCTATGTAGATACTGAATTAGCCAAGTATATCCCTATTGCTGGAGATACAGAAGTAACGGGTATCAAGGACTTTTTAAATGGCTTGAAGGTTGGTGGACTCCCTATCAGCAAGTATGAGGGGTATGACGATGTAATCTACATTGATGCTAACGTGGTGTTGAGAGGGGGACTTACTCAGTATGTAGTAGACCCTGTTACTATTCCAAGCATTATTGAATCATTGCCACAAGCAGGATATGAGTCTAAAGGTGTAGCTTCATTTTCAAGTGAATACTTCGTAATAGATGCAAATGGTAAGGTAAGTATCATTCCCGATAGTGTAGGATTGAATGAAGAAGAATTGGAAACATGGTTGGCAAATAGTGACTATGCTACCAAGACTTATGTAGATGATACATTTGCTACAAAGAGTTCACTTAATGCTACCAATGCAGAAGTTGCCAAGAAGTGGACACAAGATGATACAAAGATAGCTAATTGGGACACCGCTTATAGTTGGGGCAATCATGCCAGTGCAGGGTATTTCCTTGCTACCAATTTCACTAAGGTTAATATTGTAGCCAAGTTAGGTATCAGTGATTGGGCATTAGCAGCCACAAAACCTTCATATACTACCAAAGAAGTAACGGAAGATACTAACTTATATTTCACCAATCAAAGAGCAATCAACGCACTTACAGATACTCTGAAAGCCTATGTTACCCTCAAAGGTACACAAACCATTGAAGGGGAAAAGGACTTCACAGGAGGACTTAAAGTGAATGGCAGTCCAATTGTCTATGACTCTGAAAAGGGTTATTGGAAACTTCAAGGCAATCTGCTTATAACAGGTGGTCTTACTCAGTATGTGGATGATGGTAGTGTGGACTTGCCTAATCTGTATGATGGACTTCCTATTGACAATCAAACTATCTATTGGGAAGAAACAGACAATGGAAAGGTATTGAAAGCCAAAGTTGCAGAAGGTGGTATTACTTCTATCACCAAAGATATGGTTGTTGAAGCATTGGGATATACTCCTTATGATGCTACCAATCCTAATGGGTATATTACGAGTGCTGCACTAAGTGGGTATGTAACCCAAACATGGGTAAATCAGCAAGGATTCTTGACTGAGCATCAGGATTTGAGTGGGTATCAAACAAAGATAACCTCTACCAACAAACTTGCATATAGCTTGATTAGTGGTACACCCGATTTGAGTGTTTATCTTACCACTTCATCAGCAAGTAGTACCTATCAGCCTAAGATAACCTCATCCGCTAAGTTGGCTGCTTCATTGGTTAGCGGTCTTGCTACCGTTGCAACAAGCGGTAGTTATAATGACTTGTCCAACAAGCCTACTATTCCTACTGTACCTACTTCATTGAAGAGTCCTTATGCGTTGTCTTTTGGTTCTAAGACTTATGATGGTTCTGCTGCTAAGACAATTACTGCTGCTGATTTGGGTGCATTGACAGCTCATCAGTCTATCTACAACTTGACGATGCAAGCTGGTACGTTCTCTGCTGTTACCTTTGACCCGAATGGTGCTGCTAAGACGGTGAATATTCCTACTACGACAAGTCATATTAGTGAGGGTACTAATCTTTACTTCACCAATGCAAGGGCTGTGAATGCTTTAAGTTCTACTCTTAGTGGGTATCTGCCTTTGAGTGGGGGAACATTAACGGGAACACTTAATGTTAAATCTATCAATGACTCATCAGGAGTAAATGGGCTTCTTTCATATCGCCCTGCCACATGGTCGGGTGTCACTACATCACAATGGGGAGTAGGTACGATTGAGTCACAAGGAGTCATTAGAAGTTCTAATGCTGACCTTCTGCATTACAAAGGAGGCATATTGTACACCATTTGGGATTCAGGTAACGATGGTTCAGGTAGTGGTCTTGATGCTGATTTGTTGGATGGGGTGCAGTTGAGTGGGTTGTTTACAAGTTTGTCATCTTCTGTTGATACTAATTTGTCTATAACAGTAGGTGGTGTAACTAAGAGTATATCTAAACTTTACGCATATAGAACATCTATATTCAGGAGAACTGCCACCGCTACGACTGATAATACATATGACCTCAATGACCATATAGCGGGTATGGCTTATTCTTACTCATCATCAAGTGCCTTGATTAACCGCCCATCTGGAATGAGTTATGGGCAAGTCTTGGCACTAAACAGCAGTGATGGTAAATCTCTATGTGGACAGCTTGCTTGGGACATCAACCATGCATCCACAACGGATGTTAGTAGACGATTATGGTGGAGAGCCGCAGATGACACTAATGGCTTTACATACTCAAACTGGCATCAAATAGCCTTTACCGATTCCAACGTAGCATCAGCAACCAAACTCCAAACAGCAAGAACTATTTGGGGACAGAGTTTTGATGGAACGGGGGATGTTAGTGGTGACTTTATATGTCAATATCTAAGGATTGAAAAAGACAACGAGATAAATTCTTATGGTGACTATGCAAACAATGTATCGGGTGCTTTACATTTTCAATATAGAACAAACGGGAAGGTAACTCTGTGTTATGGGGGTGGGAGTGTTGGTATAGGAACAACGAGCCCCTCGGCTAAACTTGATGTTACAGGAACAACCCATATAACAGGAGCGGTTACTCTCGGTTCAACATTGACAGGTAATTATTGGTATTTGAACAACTCATCTACGAATCCATATCTGAGACTGACAAGAAGTAGTGTTAATTGGTATGTGCAAGTATCAAGTAAGGGTATGTATTTGGGTATGGGAGCAACTTATTCATGTATTATTGACGAAAACGGTAATTTCCTTTCAGTTGGCGGTATCACCCAATACTCCGACATAAGGAAGAAGACGAAGATTCAAGATGTAGAATTATCATTAAAGCAAATAGCCAATGCTCCATTGATAGAACATTACTACAACAGCGATGACAAGAAGACAACTCATGTAGGTTCTATTGCTCAATATTGGGCTGAAATGAATGATTGGTTCTGCAAGTTAGATAGCGATGGTTACTATACAATGGAGATACAGAATTGTGCTCTTGCAAGTGCCATCAGTGTAGCGAGAGAGCTTGTGAAGTATGAATCGAAGACAGACAGAACTATCCGTATGTTGAAAAAGAGAATTAACCAATTAGAAGACGAAATTGAGAAACTTAAAAATATAGCATAATATGGCAGCAAGAACACCTTTACCAACGTCAAATTTGACGTTTAATGATATTAAAGATACGTTGAATATTGTAAATACTGGCAATGTTACGGATGAAATAGCATCGGCTTTTAAATCAACGGCTAAAATAAATATTTGGAGTAAGCATAAGCCTATTCATAGACCCGAAGCTTTTGTGCAAGACTTTGACCCCACAAAACCAAACTATGTAAAAGATTGGTGGAAGGGTATAGACGGAAATTGTGGGCTTGTGCCATATAAGGTTGCAAGTCCTGCCGCCCTTGTAGGATATGCTAATGGGACATTGAATGGGTGGACGCATCAATTACCTACGGGTGGAGCAGGTTCGCCTTATAGACTTGGAGATTTTGCTGATTATTATGCTACTTCATTAGGCATTATTAGCGGAGTATCACTTAATTCTGCAAAAGTAGAGAATAACACAAACTCGACTTTAACCATGTCGATAATCAAGCAATCGCCCGAAATGTACACAAGGTCTTTAAGTTTTGATGACTTCCCTACATTGAAGAATTATTATCTTGGTTTGTTCGCTACAAATGGAACACAAAACCACTTTGTAACGTCTGATACTACCGTAGGAGATGGAGCAACGTTTGTATCTCTTAAAACAACTGGATGGACAACTGGAAGTAATTGGAAGGCTTATTTGTGCCTTGCTGAAAAAAAACATTCACAAGATGCACAATATACAGGAATGTTTTATACAATTCCGTATATGTCAGCCAAATCATTTGAGGTGGTTAGCTCACTTGCTACTATTGTAGCAAACATTTTACGACCACAAGGTTCAAATACTTTGAATGTTACTATATATGTAACATACCCATCCGCTCGAACATTCGATAACAATAATTTGTACATTAAAATGCCGAGTAATACGAATGAGCAACCTGGGCTGCAAGATACAGCGAAAGAACAAATTGTATCAATACCAAGTTTTTCAGTTACGGCTAATACACAAGAACTTGCGTACAGAGGTACTGTTACATTAAATTCACACCTCGCTGCTCAAACGTCTCCATTGAAATGGGTCGTATCATTAGGTGGAGGAGCGTTCTCGAAAGCAGGTACAGTTATTCACACATCGCCCCTGCCAAGCTAAAACACTTATAGTACATTTACTTTTAAGGGTATAACATATAACGGAAGAGTTATTGAGTCCCCAGCAGAGGGGTTGTTCTTTGATGAAGACGATGTAACAACATTTATAGTAAGTTAATATGATAGAAATCAAATCCAAATCAGACAAACGCCTTATCGTTGAAGGACGAGTAAATGATAAGACAGCTTACTTCCTAATCGACACAGGTGCTTCGGTGGGACTGATAGATGATACCCAAGTAAAGAAATATAAGTTGGAAGTAGGCAGAAGATATAACGGCACTCTTGTAGGAGCAGGAGGTACAATGTATGATGTGAGATATTGCAACACTTTTGCCAATGTTGGTGGCAAGACAATCCCTCAGTTCTTGTTGGCTGATATTGAAAGTGTAGTATCTTCTATTAAGCATGAAACAGGCATTGAGATTGTGGGTATCATCAGTCTTCCACAGATGAAAATGGTGGGGATGAATATTGATAGTAATTCCGATATGATTATCTTGGAATAAATAACTAATAATGATTATATTTGTAATGTTTAATTAAACGAATACTTTAATATGGAAAAAGTAGATTTCAAAAAGCTAAACTCAGCTAATGTAGCAGCCGACAATTCGGTAGATTCAGCAAAGGTGTATGACATCACCGCCAATGTGAACATAAGCGGTGACAGAGTAAACAACATCGAAAGTGGTGTAGTAATGAAAGGTGATATGCAAGTAGCATCATTTTCAAAGTGGGGTGAAAATCAAATGAACATCAACTTTATGAATGTGGATGCGATGGAGATGTGTACTATCATCACTGAGGTAAACGCCTTCTGTCAAGCTGTGAATGAAAAAGTAGTTGCTGAACCTATTGAACTTTAATGAATATGAAACTTAGAGAAATCGTAATCTGTTACAAGACATTGGGTGAAGCTAAAGTAACCAAATTGTCGGATGCTGACGTAGTGAAGATTGTAAAGGCAAGAAAGGCAATGCGTCCTATTGCTGATGATTTTGAAGCCTTCTTGAAGGATTGTCAGGAAAAGTTCAAGCCCGAAGATTGGGATAAGGTACAAGAAAAAGTACAGAAGTGGGATTCACTCTCCAACGAAGAGAAGGCTGAATGTAACAAGGTTATCATCGCTTATCAGAAGAAACTTGATGAAGCCCTTGTTGAAGAACAGGAAAAGGATGTTGAACTGACTCTTGAAAAATTGGAAGAAGGTGCAGGAAGCAAGCTTTTGTTAGAAAATGGTTGGGAAGTTAAAAGACTTGATGAAATAGCCTTACTTCTCTAAGGGAAAGAAAAGTCGGAGCAAGTCATTCGTCAATATTCGGATGGCTTGCTTTAATAGTTGAAATTTGGTTTTATAGCGTCTCATGGCGCAAAGATAGGAAAAAGATTGTAGATGGAAAAGTCATTAGTAGCAACAGCAACAGAGGGAGGATATGCAGCGATATTCGCCACATTTTTACAGGAGAGTATTGGGCACATGATTCCTTGGTTGATTGTGAGTTTCTTTGTTATTATGTGTGACCTTGTTGTAGGTTTAAGAAAAAGTCTCCTTATGGGAGAGGAAGTAAGGTTTAGCAGTGCTTGTAGAAGAACGATGGGCAAGATGCTAAGTTACTTCATGTTTGTGATTATGGTAGCAGCTATTGATGTTGCTGCAAATGGAGGTGGAACGATTGACAAGTATGCTTGTTTGGCTGTGTGCCTTGTAGAGTTTTCTTCTATATGCTCCAATATTTTGAAACCGAAAGGCTATGACATCAACCTTGTTAAGATAATAGCTGTTATTTTCGGTCATAAGTTTGACATTGCCAAGCAAGATATTGAAGAAATAATCGAGAAGGAAGATGATAAACAAGATTAAGAAGTATTTCGATATTGAAGAACTGGTGTGCCGCCATGTGTATAACCGATTCGGAGAGAAAGCGTGGGACTTTTTCGACCGCCGGTTGCTGGAGGTACTTCTGTTTGTACGTGAGGAAATTGGAAAGCCTATCTACGTGAATAATTGGCAGATTGGCGGCAACCTTTCCCAACGAGGTCTCAGATGCAACGTGTGTGCGTTGGTACAGGAAAAGAGCCGACTGGAGAAGGTGTACATGAGCACCCATCTTCAGGGTAACGGAATAGACTTTGACGTGAAAGGAACGACGGCCGAGGAAGTGAGGAAATGGATCTATGCAAACCGGGTAATGCTGCCTCACAAAGTGAGGCTTGAATCGGATGTGACATGGGTACATCTTGACACCAGAAACTATAGTGATGAGAAGGTATTGTATTTTAAAGGGTAAATACACCTGCCCCATTCCATGGGGAGAGTTGTTGATGGTTCTGTTGCTCTGTCTGTGTAGCTGCAAGACGAAGAAGGTAGTGACGGATGAGGCTGTGAAAGAAAGGGTGCAGAGTGAAGTGTCGGTATTGAATGAAGTGGCCAAGGTAGACACCAGCATGACAACCTCCATCAGTGAGGTGGAAGAAGTGAAGGTGGTGGAAGAAGAAGTGCGGACGGTGAAGTATGACGAAGCCGGGAAAGTGACGGAGGAAACCACCATCAAGAGGAGAACTGGAACTACGAGCAAAGAAAATTACGAGCGCACTACGATCGAAATTACGAGCGAGACGGAGAGAACTGAACAAGATATAGACGTTGAGGCCGAGCGGTCCCGGCGTACAGATACAACTGAACAAACAGAGCCGGGACCGAGCACCTTCTGGAAGTGGCTTGGAATCGGCATCGGCATAGCCGTACTCATTGCGATTCTGAGGGTGTTTAATAAGTTTGGTAATCGCTGAGTTGTAGACTTCCGAGCACGGGAGGAAGAAAAAAAAGCCGTGCACGAGTAGAATTGTAGATTATGAGAACGGCACCACGCCTGGTTGGTTTGTGACGGCTTTTAAAGCTTAACAACCAATCAGGCGTTTGTTCGTATGAAAGATGTAATATTTAACGAAGTTTTGCAAAAGGTGGCTGAAGTGACGGGTGCCGATGTACTAAATGGAAAGAACGAAGCGAGCAGCGATGCACGCTATGTGCTGATAACCGCCCTATCGAAGTTGGGCTATAGCAATGCAGAAGTGGCCACCGCCATGGGAATGACCCGGCAAGGTGTCGGATACTTGAGAAACAGCTACCGGAGGCATGGCCGCTGGGAGCTGGTAAGGAATTGTCAAGCCATTGTCAAGTGGGTGGAAAGTGAATACTTGAGTGTAAAGTGAAAGGTGTGGAATTTTGTCAGTGCCAAGCAATGGTGCTTGGTATAACTAAAATTCTACAACCTATATGAGTGACAGAACTTATGTATTCGATTCCGCATCGCAAGGTGTGGACGTTGGCACAGCTGCCCTGCTTGCCAACAGCGGAAACAACCGAGGCAACAATGGCAGCTTCGGTGTGAACAGTGTGGGCGACCTTATCGGCCTTATCATCGCTGCCGGTATCTTCGGTAATGGTAACGGCTTCGGCTTCGGTGGCGGAGGTAACAACAACAATGCAGAGCGTGAGATGCTGATGCAAGCTATTTCACGAAATGGCAACGACATCAACTCATTGGCTAATCAGTTTAATTGTACCGCAGGACAGGTAACTGCTGCTATCAACGGCTTGGCTGGATTGATTGCACAGATGCAAGGTACTATCGGTTTGTCAAGCCAGCAGATTATCAACAGCATCCAGGCAGGCAACTCCGCATTGGCGAGCCAGATCTGCAACTGCTGTTGCGAGATTCGTCAAGCTATCAGCGAAAGCAACTACTTGACAGAACGTGGATTCTGCAACACCAATCAAATCTTAACTCGTGGTTTCTCGGATATAGGCTATGCTTTCCGTGACCAGACTTGCAACTTGGAAAAGGCAGGTAGTGCCAATACAGCCGCAATCATCGCCAAACTTGATGCGATTGAAGATAGTCGCAAGGACAGAGAATTGGCTGAAAAAGACCGCATGATTGCCACTCTTACCGCACGTTCAGAACGTCAAGCCGAATTGCAACCCATCTACAATGCCTTGCAAGAAATTCAATGCAATCAGCCTCCTGTTAAGAAGATTGCTTGTCCTGAAACGTATGTACCTGTTACCCGTTCAATCAACGAGAACTACGGCTTGATTCCAAACTATTGCGGCTATGGTTTCCCTTATGGCAATTTCTGCAACGGATTCAATAACGCATTCTAATTTGTAAGCCATGTTTATTCTGAATAGGACAATAGGGATTGAAAGTAGAAGTGTTTCTGCTACGGCAACGAATGTGACCTACACATTTGATGCGTTCAGAAACAATGCTTTTACTGGTTTGTTGCTTGTTGATTTACAGCAGCCAATCCCAACAACGGCTACAGATACACTTCCTGTTCTGTTCGGATCGGTTCAACTGCTTAACTCTGTCGGAGCGCAGGCGACCGTAGCCGACATAGGCGGTCCGGGTACATCAAGCCTCCTGCTGGTGTATTACAACAGCAGAACGGGTAGATTGCAATTGGTAGGAACTTATGAAGCACCAGCTGCAGCTGCTGCATCGGCTACGGATACAGTAGAGACTGCGGCTACGGGGTCATTTTAATTTAATCAAAAAAAAGTAATTAACTATGTTCAGTACGTTACGACAAGGAAGTATTTTTTACATCCTGGACAAGTCGGGAGAGTGTCCGACATTGAAGCTGGGACAAGTGGCGGGCGTGAGCCAGCCGACACCCAAGTATGGTAATTCATTCCTGCCCCAACAACAGATTGACTCCGTTGTGGATGTGTTGGTAAAGGTAGGCGATGAAGAACTGAAGTTTGAGAAATTGCCGAGCAATCTGTCCATTGCCAACTTCGGACAAAGCGGAGTGGTGGTGGCCGAGAGTAAAGAGGCGATGAATGCTGAAGTTGAGGCTATGCTGAGAAACAGCCGTCAGATCATTGAAAGTGTACCCTATCATCAGAACGTGGTGTCCGCTTGCGACAGCATGTTGCGTGAATTGAATCCGCAATTCGCCAAGGAAAAGGAACAGGAAGAAAAGATAGGCGCACTGGAGTTGAAGATGAACGGAATGGAGGACACATTGAGCGAAATCCGCAACATGTTGGCCAACGCACTGAGCAACCGAAAAAAGAATGACGTATGAGAATAATTAGAATCGAGGAAAGCAAGAAGGACAAGATGTCTGAATATGCTGAAAAGATGCTGAAGTACGGCGGTAAGTTGATGCAGTGCATCGAGGAACTGGGCGAAGGCAGCATGGGCAACCGTGATGACGATGACGACGACTGGGACGATGACGACGACATGGGCATGCGTGACGGTATGGGTTATCGGGAGAACATGGGAAGCCGACGAATGAGAGAGAGTGGCGGCATGGGCTACCGCAGAAGTAGCCGCACCGGCCGATACATCCGATAGTGTGTAACTATGGAGGGGACATGCTCCCCTCCTTTTATCATTAAAGACAGATGAAAGAAATTGCATTGGACATTTACGACGATATGCCGGCGGCGATGAAGCGGTACTTGCGGTATTACGGGTGGCACTTCTCCAAGGCTGCCTGCATGTATGCCATCAGCCGGATGTGGAAGAAAACCTCCGACGGGAAGAAGGAGCGCCACAAGGCGGTGAGTAAGGAACAGGTGGACGAAGTGTTGAAGCGCCACAACATCGAGATCGAGAACGGAGAACTCTACGACAAGGTGTACGTGTATAACATGGTGATGAGTGACTATGTAGGCCACGGAGTGGATGACGAAAAACACGCAGCCATGCTGACGAAGGCCATCCTTGACGACCCCGACAAGCCGGGAGGTAATGTGTTCCGCCATTGGGAGGCAGACATGAGAGCTGCCGGAATGGGTATTGAATTCGATGACTTGATGGATGATGATTAAGCAACGATTCACACTTGACAACTGGAATTGGGATGTCCGGGTGTATTACGCCGTGCATGGGTATTATGTCGATGAGATCGTGAGCCGCCTGATGGATATGGGTATCAGCCAGAAGAAGTTAAAGAAAGCGGAAAGGCTGTTGACTTCTGTGGAATTGAATACGGGGCTTTCTCTTCGTGAAGCACAGAAGATGTTGCTGTCGATGTACAACAAGGATTATCAAGATGAACGCCCATATTGCAATAATTGGGGATTGGCCGTAATTCAATCTAATAGATATGGTGTTGGTGCTTACAATACTTGTGGCTCACGATGCTATGAATATGATTCAAGAGTATATACAATAGAAGAAGATGAATAATAGATATAAGTTAGAACCCAGCCAACTCAAATCGGGTTGGTGGGTTTGTACAGATACGGAGAACTTGCTTGTCTGTACATTCGAAGAAGGAAAGTTCAATGAAACACAGAAGTTCTCATCCATCAATGGCGATGATGAGAACTTATCTTCTATGAATGATGTAATGGATCACCTTAGAGTTATGCGAGAAATGTCAGATTGGTTGACTATAAATCACTATCATATTGTAATGGAATAAGTTATGGGACAGATAATAATATTTTGCCTAATAGAATTTTTCTTAATTCTATTCGCTTCAAACATGGCCGCTGATGGGCACTGGTCTGCTGTTGTTTCATCTTCGTTAATTGCCATCATCCTTGCGATACTGGAAGGAGCATTCTTAATTGTAAGAACCATTAAAGAGAATTGGTGATGAGAGAGGAGATTGGAAGAAAAATAGCAGCCATTCGGAAAAAGAAAGGCTTGTCGATGAGGCAGCTTGCAGAACTTACCGGGCTAAATTATTCAAACATCGGAAAAATCGAACTGGGAAAGTATAGTGTAGGTATTGATATTCTTGGGAAGATATGCGATGCGCTTGATTGCGACATTGAAATTAAGGAGCGGAATTAACCGCTCCTTTTTTCATATTGCATCTTCAATCTTCTTGAAGCCATCAATCACTTGTGTAGGCATTATCTTCGCATATATCTGTGTTGTCTTGATGTCGGTGTGCCCGAGCATCTTGCTGACTACCTCCATCGGAACGCCGGAGCCAAGCGCAATGGTGGTGGCAAAGGTATGGCGGCCGATGTGTGTTGTTACCGTCTTCTTGATTCCTACTGCGACAGCAAACATCTTCAAGTTTCGGTTGTAGACATCGTATGCCAACTTGGGGAGGTGCCAATGGTACTTCTTCAGTATCTTCAATACGGGAGGGAGTATGAAGATCGTGAAGTGTGTGCCCGTCTTCTGTCGGGCGTTGTGGCGGATGATATACTGGCCGTTCACTTCCTCCGCCTGTGTCCAATCAACCGCCATGAGGTCGGCATAGGCAAGCCCGGTGTAACATTGCACGATGAAGAGGCTGCGTATCTTTTCCAGGAAAAGATTGCGAGTCTTGTAGTTCTTGATAAGTTCCAGTTCCTCCAGGGTAAGGACTTCACGGGGGCGGCTCTGTCCTTGGGACGACTTGAAGCGAGAGTATGGATTGTCGTTGATAATCTCCATCTCTATTGATTCGTTGATGTAATGCTTCAGAACTTTGTGATAGACGTGGATAGACGGCTGCAGCAGCTTTCGCCCGTCGGGAGTGGTGACGGTGTGGAGGTATTCATCCATCTTCTTGATGTTGGGGAGGGTGAGGTCGGTAAACTCCACTATCTTCCCGTATCGGTTGAGGAAGTTCAGCACCTTTCGGTGTTGCGCCTTGGTGCTTTCCTTGATGGGCCGCTCCTTGATGCGCTGTTCAAAGAAACTGAGAAAGGTATTCTGATAATACGTTCCGTTGATGTTGTCAAGCATCTTCAGTTTAAACTTGATGCGGCTCCGGTTGAATGTGTCGATGTAGAGATTGATTTCCTTGATGCGTTCATTGATACGCATGTTGATGTTGTCGGCGTCGATGTGGTTATACGCACGGCCATCACGGAATTGATTGGCTAAAAGTTTGATGCCTGTACTGATGAACTTTCTTTCACCATCCATGCGGCATTCCAACTGGACAAGCCCCGTCCTTGTTTTGGTAGCTTGTTTTTTGCGGTCGAAAACGACCCTGATCTGTACTGTGTTCATACGTTTGAGATATTAAAAGTTTTGGTATCTTTTCGGTATCCCAAACTGGTATCTTTTCTCTTCCCATAACTGCGCACAACTGCGTCTATCTGCACATATTTTTGATACTTTCCGTTGTGCGCTGACTTCGTAAATCGTTGTTTTTCAATGTTTTGCGTTGTCAAAAATTGTGATTCGCTTGGGGTCATTGAGGGTGTATGTAAGTAAAAGATAATCAGTTTGTTATACGTCTATTTTTTTGTGAGTGGTATCCGATTTTTGGAAAGGGTATTTATTTATTCAGAATTTGGGCATCAGATAATATCTTTTCTTTTTTCTTGAGTGGTGTTTTGGGTGTATTTGCTGAGTTCGTCACGGAGGGTGTGGATGGTTTCTGCCTGTTCATCGCAACGGTTCTCGAAGTAGTCCTTGAGTGACTCAAGGCGGATGTATTCGTACTTGATGCGGTTGATTTCGTCTGTAAGCTTCTGGATCTCGATTTCCTTGCGTGCAATTTCTGCATGGAGTTCCAGTTCTGCATCGGTTTCCTCGCCGTGGAACTTGGGGAGATTGTCGGAGATGAGCATTTCTCCTTCACCACGTATCAGCCATTCTGCGGAAACGTCCGGGAATGCGTTAAGGGTTTGAGAAATTACGTCTGCACTGATTCCCTTTGTGCTTCGTAGTTGATTAGACAATGTTGTTTGAGCAACTCCAATACGTTTGCTAAACGCTGTCGGATTACCTTCTGTAGAGGCAATCAATGTTTCAAATCTCTTAATTACACCTTTCATAATAGTTTAGATTGATTACAAATAACGTACTTTGGTTAAAGTTTTTCCATATTTCGCTTGCCGTATAACGAAACTTGGTTATATTTGCAATCGTAAACCAACCAATATTGGTTACGACCGGATATAACGATAGCCGTGCGACTTAAAAAGCCACATTTCATATTTCCTATCGGCAAATATAACGCACGGAATTGAGAAATCCAAACGAAAATTAGACAAATGTAGTTAGTGGTGTTTCTGCAGGAGTCGGTGAATTAAGAATCTATAAGCTCTAAACGAGTAGGCCAACACCACCCTGGGCCGAAAGTTTAGGGCTTTTTTAATTAAGGTATATGGCGTTGAAAGAAAAAATAGATTACAGCATCAATCTTCTGAGAAAAGCACAGAAGATGGCTCTGGAATATAGCGAAGACGGTTTCTTTCTTGCCTTTAGTGGTGGAAAGGATAGTCAGGCGTTATATCACATTGCGAAGATGGCTGGAGTGAAGTTTGTTGCACACTATAGCCTGACAACGCTTGACCCTCCGGAACTGGTGAGGTTTATAAAGAGGAATTATCCGGATGTAATCATTGACCGTCCGAAACTTACATTCTTGCAACTATGCGAGAAAAAGAGATTCCTTCCGACAAGAATAGCCCGTTTCTGCTGTGCGGAACTGAAAGAGACCCAAGGCGCAGGAACAGTAACACTGACAGGAGTAAGAAGAGCCGAGAGTGTGCAAAGAAGCAAAAGAAATGAATTTGAACTCAGCAGAAGAAAGTTTAGCGGAACGATTGATCAATTCAACAGAGTGAGGGAGACGGATTTTGCATGTATTAGTGGAAGAGACAAAATAATAGTCAATCCGATAATCTCTTGGACGGACAATGATGTGTGGGAGTTCTTGAACGATGTAGCTAAGGTTGAACATTGTGAACTCTACGATGAGGGGTGGAAAAGAATCGGATGCCTGTTTTGCCCTATGGCATCAAAGAAGGAATTAGCAAGAATGGAAAGGAGATATCCGAAGTATAAAGAAGCTATCCTACGGGTAATTCATAGAATGAGAATGAACGGGTATTTGAATTCATATCCAGACCTCACAGATGAAGAGGTGTTCCAATGGTGGACGTCGAAAGAGAATATCAAGAATTTCTATTCAGACTTAAAGGAGCAAACAAAACTTAATTTATAAAGGTATGGAACTGAAGTTAATGATGGAACTCACGGAGCTGAAAGCGGAAGTGGTAGCATTGAAAGAGTTAATCTCTGAGCTGGTTGTAACGACACGTGCCCAACGGATTGCAAACCAGATGATGACAATGGATGAGGCTGCAGCCTATCTGCACATTAGCCGCCGGACGATGCAGCAGAAGGTGTCGGATGGAGAAATCAACTTCGGACGGAAGAATGGGAAATCTTGGCTGTTCGCAGCCGACAAGATAAAGGAATACGCCCAAACTGGGAGAATCTTTTCATAATTGAGTAAATGGTTAGTTTTGGTAGCGCCTGGTGCGTGAGTATAGGGCGCTTTTTAAGAGTTATGAGTTATGAATTATAAAATATAAAGTTATGAAAGAATTGAAAGCAATAGCAGGAATCATCATCGCAGTGGTGATGTTAGGAATCGCCGGACGTTGTGACTACAACGAGGAGATACTCTACACCATGAGTGAGGGTACTTACAAGGCGCTGAAGGCTGAACTGGGTGAGGATGCCACTGACTCAAGACTGGTGGACGTGTATCAAGAGAACAAGCGCTATTGGGATAGTGTGGGTAAAATGTGGGAGGAATAACGATGAAGCTTGAAGTGAAAGTGAACGATGGAGGCTTCTTGATAGATGCTGCCATAGAAGTGAAGGATGGTGTGATGATTGTTACTCCGGTGAAGGCATTGAGTAAGGAGGAGGAAGGAAAGTGGACGCCGAAGGTTGGAGAAGAGTTTTATTACCCATCGTATTTAGACGGAGAGAGATTCGATGTCGGCGTATATACATGTGAAACGCAAAAGATTCTTGATGAAGATCCAGATGTCAAGAAAGGATGGTGCTTCAGGAATGAAAGAGAATGTCAAGCATTTTGTGACAAGCTGAACGCAGCCATTGACACCGTAACTCCATAGGAAATATCGCGAACAAGCATAGGAAGTATTGAGAACGACGATAGGATGTATCGTGAACAAGCATAGGCAATCCCGTGTAGCTTAATTGGCAGAGCTCCGTCTTTATAGGGACTTGAAGGCGATGTGGTTGGAGGTTCGAATCCTCTCACGGGAACAAAAAGAAAGAGTGCTCATTGACGTAGTGGAATGATAGGGGTGGCGATTTCCCCTGATGGCCATTAGTTCAAGACGAGAATGAAGGCAAATCGCATCGGTGAAACGATGTTCAACGGCCCATCCGCAGGAAAGGATGGAACAGAATCACCTGAACAAATAAACAACGAATACATGCAGAATATGGGCTGCCGCATGGCGGTTATAAAGCTTTCTTCAGTGAACAGCGGCCCGAAAAGAATATTCCCCCTCCGGTAGCGTCATCGCACAGAATTCCGGGCAAGCAAAGGATTGCGCCTTTGAGGGGGACGAAAAGAAAGGGAATTGAAGATATGTTTTTCAGATTGAGATTTGGGAAATACAGGTTGTACCTGTCGGACATGAGGCTTCGGCGAAGCCAGCGTAGGGACAATATCACGAAGGAAGAGAGGAAGAACTTCTGGATGAGCGTGAAAGGTCCGCTGATGGAACGCAAGGGCGGTCGGTGTGAGTGGTGCGGAGCGAAGGAAGGGCTTGAGATTCACCACGTACTTCCTTATGACCACTTTCCACAGTTGGAAGGACATCAAGACAACTTGATGCTGCTATGCAGCCACTGCCACAAGAAGCTGCATAGAAATCCGTTCCTGGACGGGAGTTTGATTCGTGCCAAGGCAATGGAGTTGAATGTGGATTGGAAGGCGGTTTACGGGAATCCTCCTTATGAATGAAAATCGTTCTATTTCATATTTATTCAATGTTTAAGATTTGCATATTGCCACAGCGGTGGCGGACGTTCCGAGTAAGCCTGTGAAGGTTGAAAGGGCGTTGAATTTTTCATAGTATTTTGATTTATAATTGAGTCGGTGCCGGCCTGAATCTTCCGGGCTGGCATTTGCCCCGGGCGCAGAATGGTATGCGCAACCCCAAAAAGGGTGCAGGGTTCGACTCCCTGCCGGGGCACGAAGTAAAGTGAAAAGTATATGAATAAGAATGAAGCACTTAATATGATGAATGCCGGTGATCTGTCGCCGCATGAATACTTCAAGCATGTTGAGCCTGTTGAAAGAGAGCCGAGAAGTCCGAGGACGAAAGAAAAGGGCATCCGTAGAAGAAGAGGCTGCATCTATAAGGAGCTGCACAATCACGGACGCCGGAGTAACGGTTCGCAGGACGGTAACCGGAGCAGCTGCCGCTTTGTCAAAGGTGTGGGCATGAAGAAGTCCTACGGCTATAGATGGGTGGCAGAGGTGATGTATAAGAAGAAACGATACAGATGCCGCTCATACAGTTATCGGGTAGTGCGCGACTGGTTGGATGGAATGATTGAAACATTAAGTCAATGAAATATGGAACTATACTTACCACCTAAGAGGCCTGGAAGAAATGCGAAAGGACAGTTTGTGAAGGGGATTAGACAAACATATGAAGGAATGGGGGAAAAGAGCCGGCGTTGACAGCAGCAAAATGCACCCACATGCTTTCAGGCACTTCTTCGCCAAGATGTACTTGGCGAACTCAAAGGATGTGGTGCATTTTGCAGATATACTTGGACACCACAGTGTTGACACGACCCGTCTATATCTCCAGAAGACAAAATCAGAGCAAATAAAAGAGTTTAACAGAAATGTAAACTGGTAAAATAGAATTTATGAAAGAGGTGGTAAAACTCATCGAAAAACATGTCAATGAAAGACAGATAGACAAGCACCAGGGACTGAACGCCCTGCTTGACTTTCTGATTGGTATATTCGATGTGAAGCATTGGCTCACTCCGGATGGATGGATGAAGGAAGTGCAGCGAGCCGAGAAGGAAGAGCCGTATCTGTACAAGATTATGCTGATATGGATGGACAAGGTGGCCACTGCCATAGAGAAAGGCTCATGGCTTGACTTCTTCGGAGGTATCTATGAGGAGATGTACCAATCGAGGAGGAAAGCATCGACCTTGGGTCAGTTCTTTACACCTCCAGCCGTGTGTGATTTGCTTGCGATGTGTTGTGAGGAAAGAGGTGAAGGCGTTGAAACCATCAACGACTGTGCATGCGGTAGCGGTAGGACATTGCTTGCAAGGGCGTGCAAGAACAAATGGAACCGGAATGACTACATAACGGCCGACGACATCGACATGGCCAGTGTGAAGATGTGCGCATTGAATTTGATGATTCATGGTTGCCGGGGAAAGGTGGTGCAGCATGACACACTGATTAATCCGATACTATATGACTACGGATTCCGCATCAATGACATCCGGTACCCGATACCTTCTCCATTCTATTCGCTGACACGCATACATCTGACGAAGGAGGACATCGAGAAACGCAATGAGCGAGTGAGGAAGAAGTATGGTGAGAATGTGAAGGTGGCGAAATATATAGGCTATGAGGTGGTGAAGCCGCTTGAAGGAGCCAAGCCCATCATCAAGCCCGTCTTTGCGAATCCTCCCATCAAGGAGGTGAAACAAGAGGAAGTGAAAGAGGAATACAAAGGATATACGCAGTTGAGTTTGTTTGATTAAAGATACACATCCGGGAGGATGCTTTCAGAGTAGTTTGATTAGATTGTAGACCCCGTCACGGGATGACGGGGTAACATGGAGGAACAGGAACAGAAACTCTTTTTTTGTTTTACTCATGGTATTTTTAAGGTTATGTTAATGTTGCATCTGTGGCCTGTCGGTGGGTTCGAGTCCCACACCTCCACTACTTTTTTATTCTATTATTATTTCAATATTATAAAAGTCGCCCGTCGAAAGACGGCCGCTGGAGAACGTATCACAACGTGTTGTGAGTATCCAATAAGCGTAACACGCTTCGCTCGTTGCTAAGGCAGGTGGAACGAGCATTTTTCATCAGACAAGCGGATTTTTTTTAATCTATAAACATGAGAGAGCTTATATTGAAGGAACTGAAACTGGAGAACTTCCAGAAGTTCAAGAATGAAACATTTGAATTCGGTGCCGTGGAGACGCACATCCACGGGGAGAACCGGGCCGGGAAGACCACGGTACAATCAGCCATGCTGTGGCTGTTGTTCGGTAAGGACGCCAACGGATTCACCGACACCGGACGTGGTGCTTTTGACATCAAGCGCAGGGACAAGGACGGTGAGGTGGTACATGCCGATGTGACGGTAGAAGGAACATTCCTTCTGGACGGACAGAAGGTGGTGCTCAAGAGAGTGCTGCATGAGAACTACACCAAGAAAGGTGACTATACGGGTGACGAGACCCAATGCTTCGTGAACTGCACCCCCTACCAGATGGGCGAGTACAAGAAGTACATCGAGGGAATCATCAGCGAAGAGGAATTCCGAATGATCACCAACATTGAATACTTCCTGTCGTTGAAGACCGACTTCCAACGCAAGTACCTCTGTACGATGGGCGGTGTGCAGTCGGTGGAAGACATCTGCAAGGACAACCGACAATGGAAGGCGTTCCTTGACACCCTGTCGGGGAAAAGTCTGGAAGATGCGTTGAAGCAGATAGCCTACGAGCGGAAAGAGTTGAAGAAGCAATATGAGAAGATTCCCGTTTCCATCCAGTCGCTTGAAAAGGTAAAGCCGGAGCCGATGGACTGGGAAGCATTGGAAGCAGACAAGGAAGGACTGAACGCCTTGCTGGAGGATGTGAACGAATCCATCAGTGACGGAAACAAGGCGATGGAGTCCACCGCCAAAGAGATAGCCGGACTGATGAAGCAGAGCAGCGAGAAGCGCAAGGAGTTCTACCAACTGACGAAAGACCTTCAGGAAGCCAAGCAGAAGGCACGGGAAGAAGCCTACCGGGAACTGGAGCAGAAGAACGAGAGCCGACGGAGCACCCTCAGTCAGATGGATGCCGCCAAGCGTTCGCTTGACGACAAACGATGCGAGCTGCAAGTCCTGACCAAGAGTGTCGAAGAAATGAACAGGGACATGCAGGTATGCTTTGAAGAATATCAGAAACTCCAAGAAAGCACATTCCAATACGATGAAAAACAGAATATATGTCCTCTGCTTCATAATCATGTTTGTGACTCTCCTGCCCTTCTTGCTTATCTGGAAAAGAATCGGGAAAAGGCGGAAGGAGACTTCCATGTAAGCAAGGAAAAGAAGATACAGGAAAAACTTGCAGAAGGTAAGGCCATCCGAATAGAAAGGGATGAGACGAAAGAAGCCATCGAGGAAACCAAGCTTCAGATTGAGCGTATAACCAAAGAAATCGAGGCTCTTGAATCGGTCCTTGGCTGTATGCCCGATTACACGAAGCAGACCATCGACGAAGATTCTTTGGTCATTCCTGGAAAAGAAGAAATGAACCTCAAGATGCAGCGCATCAACAAGGAACTTTCAGACATCGAAGCCAAGATCAATGAACTGGAATCGAAAGGAAAGCCCGACCATTCGCAACTCATCGCCCGAAGGAACGACCTCAGCAAGCAGCTTGAGACGGTCATCCGCAACCTTTCGCTGAAGGAACAGATTGAAAAGATTGACAAGGAAATCGAGGCTCTGAATAAAGAAGGCGACCGCCTTGCCGAACAAATCTCCACACTTGAAATGAAGGAAGCCATTGCCAAAGAAATCAACAAGGCAGTAGTGGAAGATGCTACCGAACGGGTAAACCGCCTGTTTACCATCGTGAAATGGCAGATGTTCGAGCAACAGAAGAACGGAGAGTACGCCGAGGTGTGCAAGCCTACGATTGACGGAGTATCGAAGTCTCTGAACCGGGAAGCGAGAATCAATGCCGGAATCGACATCTGCAATGCCATATCGAGATTCAAAGGATTCTCCGCTCCCCTGTTCATCGACAACCACGAATCAGTGAACAAGTCCATCCCAACCGTAGGCCAGACCATCAAGTGTTATGTAGCCCCCCAAGGAACGAAGTTAAACATCCAAATAATCAAGTAAAATGGAAAATCAAAACCAACAACAAGCAGTGCAGCCGGCTCCCATCATCAAGCCGACAGAGAGTGTAGAATTTCTGACCTCACAGATGGGTCAAGAAATCAAGATGTTTGAATTGCAGCAGCGTCAAGCCATGATGTATGCTTCCTCCTCCATCGTGCCCAAGGAATATCAGGGAAACGACAAGGTAGGCAATATCATCATCGCCATGGACATGGCCAAGCGGTTAAACGCCAACCTGCTGATGATTATGCAGAATTTGAACGTCATCCAAGGCCGCCCCTCCTGGAGTGCCAAGTTCCTCATCTCCACCGTCAACTCATGCGGACGCTTCGAGCCTATCCGCTACAAGTTCATTGAAGGAGAGCCGCTCGGAAAAATCAAGTACAACGAAACGGTGTATGACCCCGTATCGAGACGAAACACCTATCAGGAAAAGGAGTTTGACGGACGCAACATCAAGAACATTACCTGCATCGCCTACACCACCGCCAAGGGAAGTAAGGAGGTGTTGGAATCGTCGCCCGTTGACTTGAGAACCGCCGTACTTGAAGGCTGGTACACGAAGAAAGGCAGCAAGTGGCCCGTGATGGCACGCCAGATGCTGATGTACAGAGCCGCATCGTGGTGGACGAACGTCTATGCCCCCGACCTTTCCATGGGATTGACCACTACCGAAGAAGCACGTGATGAAAGCAATGTGATGGATGCGGAGTACGAGGAAGTGACTACCTCCTACCAACCGCAGCAGCCGAAGCAGCACATTTCCTTTGCGAACGAAAGCAAGGAAACGCCCAAGGAAACGGTGGACACCGAAACGGGAGAAATCAAGGATGCTCCTTTTGAGGATGAAGAGCCTGAAAAGGAAACAGAAGAAGGCAGTCCGGCCAATGCAGAAGATTTATTCAAGTAAAGAAAAAAAATGAGATTCAAGGTTCTTGGCTCCGGTTCATCGGGCAACGGCTATCTGCTCATCTCCGATAATGGCGAGACGCTTGTCATCGAGGCAGGCGTTCGCCTCTCGGAGGTGCTGAAGCATGTGCCCTACAGGAATATTGCAGGGTTGATAGTATCGCATGCTCATGGAGACCATGCCGGATACTTGGGTGACTATCTGGACAGAAGGATAACGGCGTGGATTCACGATGAATCGTTGAAGGACTGGAAAGGGAAGGTAAAGAACTTCCTGCCTCTGTACTTCGATGAAAGGAAAAAGTTCTCCATCGGTAACTTTGACATCATCCCCTTCCGGTTGATGCACGACACTCCTTGCTTCGGGTTCCTCATCCAGCATCCCGACATGACGGGTAACTTCCTGTTCTGCACGGATACCGCAGAGATTCCCTACACGTTTGACAATGTGCAGACGATAGCCATTGAAACGGATTACGGCTACGACATCCTGACGGACAACGTGAGGGACGGGAAACTGAACCTTACACTTGCAAGGAGAATCTGCAGTACCCACCTTTCCATTGTGAAGGCGGTGGAGTTCTGCAAGAACAGCGACTTGAAGAAATTGAACAACATCATACTGCTTCACCTCTCAAGGAACAATTCCAACGCCGAAAGATTCGTGAAAATGATGATTGAAGCGACCGGGAAACCGACCTACATAGCCAAGGCCGGACTTGAGGTGCAAGCAGGAAACAACCCATTCCAATGAACGCAGACAAGTTACGTAAGGAAGCGCAGGAGATTCAGGACTTTCTGGAAGTCACCATGAGTGACGACCCACAGGAAGTGATTGAACGTGGGAACGACCTGCAGGTGTATATGGCCCGGACGGGCAAGATGCTTGCCGATGCCAAGTATATGCTGAACAAGCAGAAGCACCAGGACACCATGAACATCGTGCGTGAGTTCATCATCGACCAGAAGCTGTCAGCCAAGGTGCAGAATGCGATGATTGACGGAATCTGCAAGGAATGGCAATATCTGGTGGACTGGATAGAACGTCTGAACGCCGCATGCACGCACCAGCTCGACTGGTGCCGCTCGGTGAACAGCAAGAACAAGGAAGAGCTGAGATTAAGCAACATAAGTAAAGAATTTAAATGATTGAATTATGATTGAAAAATTTTTAGGGCAGGAGATTCCCGAGGAAAGACGATGGGAATACTTGCAGGACAATGCGGACAGCGTGGAGAAGATAGGCTACACGCACCGCTTCACCCCCGAGGAACTTGCACAGAAGAAAGAGATGCTATCTGACGCTTGCATCAAGATCAATGACATTGAGATGGAGAAGAAGATAGCGATGGACAAATTCAAGGAGCGTCTTGCTCCCTACAACGAGGACAAGATCAAGCTGCTGAATGAAATCAAGAGCGGTTCGGAATTCATCAAGGATGCCGAATGCGTTAAGATTCTCTATCACGAGGAAAAGATGGCCGGATTCTACAACAAGCTGGGCGAGCTTGTCTACTCCCGTCCTATCATGCCACAAGAAATGCAGAAAACGATATTCACTTTAAAAACTGGAACAAATGGATAATCAGAAGAACAAAGTCAACGTCATTATTCCAAAGGACTATAATGGCATGCCGATTGAAGTAATCATCCGTGAAGGTGTTGCAACGAAGCCCATCGACCCAAAAGCACCGAGAAACATAGAGATTGACGGAACCATTGAATCCCCCTTGCGATGGTTGCAGCAGCGAGTGGGGCTTATCGACCAGAAAAAGGCCCATATCCTTGTAGACCGTAGCGGAATAAGCATTACGCTTATCACCGATGAAACCGATGAATATAACATCGGAATAATCAGCGGTTATCTCAGCCTTTCCGATGAAGTGATGGCCTTTGGTATCAATACCGACAAGAAATGGGTACCGCAGCAACTCGGTATGTTCCTGAAGATGAACAGAGCATTCTTTACGGACAAGTCGAAGAACATGAGCCTTGTGTCGCAACTGAAGTCCTTCAAGGCCAGTGTGAACGCACAGGTGGAGCAGTCGAAGAGCGAGAACGGAAGCTACACGGACAACTATTCACAGATTGTCGAATCCAACCTCCCTACAACCTTCAAGATTTGCATTCCGCTTTTCAAAGGATTCAAGCCGGAAGAAATCGAGGTGGAAACTTATGCGGACATTGACGGTAGGGAAGTAACCGTATCGCTGATGTCGGCAGGAGCCAACGAAACCATTCAGGACTACAAGAACAAGGTCATCGACCAACAGCTGGAACACATTAAGCAGACAGCCCCTGACATTGTAATCATTGAAGCCGTATGACATTCGATGAAATGATGGCCTTGCAAGCCAAGAACAACAGACGCAAGCCCCGTGACCTTGAACATAGGTTGCAGGCGGCTTGTGTCCGCTGGTTCCGCCTCCAGTACCCGAAGATGAGGCACAACCTGTTTGCCGTGCCTAACGGAGGTAAACGGGATGCAGTGACGGGTGCCAAGCTGAAGGAAGAAGGCGCATTGGCCGGAGTAGCTGACTTGATTCTGTTGAAGTCGAACCGATTCTACGGAGCATTGCTGATAGAGGTGAAGACGAAGACGGGAAGGCAGAGTGAATCGCAAAAGGAATGGGAACAGAAGATTACCGAGGACGGATATAAGTATGTAGTCATCCGTTCGCTGGAGGAATTTCAAGGAGCCATCCAGAATTATCTGACAGATTATTGAGATTATGACAAAAGTAACGGAACAAAGGAAAGTGAAATGTAAAGACTGCGCTAATGCTGTGCTGATGCAGTGGGACAAGAACCCCGTCATTGCCAAGTGCGGTATTAGAGGTGGCCGTGAAGTAGCGAATACGGTTCGCGTATGTTGTGATTTCAAGAAAGTAAAATCGGTAAAACCGATTATTCATTATACCAGGAATTGAAATGGGTAGGAACAAAAGAAACGGATTTTCATTCTTTCCTTTTGATGTTGATTTCTTTCAGGACATCAAGATTCGGAAACTGATCAAGTATCAGGGCAGTGACGCTGTTACTGTGTATACTCTCCTGCTATGTCTTATCTACAAGAGTGGGTACTACATGAGGTGGGACGAAGAGTTGCCCTTTATTGTGTCGGAGCAGACCGGGCTTAAAGAGGCGCATATACAGGAGGTGTTCAACAGCTGCTTGAAACTCGGGTTGTTTTCCAAGGACTTGTTCGAAAGAGAAAAAATAATCACTTCAATTGGCATTCAGGAACGTTACAAGAAAATCTGTGTAGACTCAAGGCGTGTGTGCGACTTGACGAAGTATAACTTGATTTCTTCGGAGGAAATGCCGATTTCTTCGGAGGAAATGCCGATTTCTTCGGAGGAAATGCCGATTTCTTCGGAGGAAATGCCGATTTCTTCGGGAAAAAGTACACAAAGTAAAGTAAATAAAAGAAAAATAAATAATCCCCCCCTATATCCCCCCCTTGGGGGACGGAAGGAGGAGGAAAGGAATTTTGTCATTGAAAAGATGCTTGCCGATGGCAGGAAAAGAAATGCTGACGGGCTTGCATCCGAGCTGGAACGGCTCAAGATTCCACCGAACCAACGTGATGAGATTATGTATCTCAGCGGTTACGGGCTGATTGGCCACCCTGTATGGCAATTGGTTCACCAGTGCGTCGCTTCCATATCGAAGAGCATGTATGACCCTTCCAGAATCAAATTGCCGGGAAATTACATCATCAAGAAACTAAAGGAACAGCAAAATGAAAGTACCACCGGTCAAGTATCTCGTGAAGATTGAAGACAGGTTCCTGGGGGCGTTCATCCAGTATTGGGTGGAGTATGACAAGCCTTGCAACCTTCTTTGGAGAAAGCCGAAAACGGATGGGCTTACAGCCATCATCCTGATTGTGGACAATGACGATGCGGTAGTGTTCCTTTCAAGAGCGATGGAACAGCTGCAATTCAAACTAATCAAGAAATAGACAAATTTATAGAGCTTATGAAACCGAAAAAAGACAAGATTGAAAGAGCCATCAAGAATGGAAGCCTTGACCGGGTGAATCGGTTATTGTCGGCCACTCATGTGATGGTTTGTGTAGCGAATGGCTATGCAGAAGAAGCGCAAGACCTGTTGAAGAGTAACGGGTTGGCGCTGGGAGAATTGAAGAAAGCATTCAATGCTTATCAGAAGGCGGCAGATGTGTATTTCAAAGAATTTGCGTCCATGGTGACGAATGAAAAGATGACGATGTTTTCCGACATGGAAGAAGTGGACCAGATCTTCCGTGAATGGGCGAAGCTGGAAAAGGATTGGAAACCGAAGGAAATTTAAACTTAAAAAATAGAGCTTATGAAAAAAGTAGAAGTAGATTGGGAAGTTGTTGAGGGAATCAGCAATCAAGCCGAAGAATTGTATTTGAACGCTTACCGGAATATTACGAACGGAAGAAAGGCATTGCCGCTGGTTGAGATACTGGCAGTAGTGAAGAGTATTATCGTGGCCGGAATGTATCAGTTGGACTTATATTTCGACCGGGAAAAAGCAATCAAAGAAGTAGAAGATGTTGTTGAATATTACAAAGATGTGACATGGACAAGAAAGTAAATTACAAAGGTTTTGACAAAGACCTGAAGTGCCGTGGTTTTCAGTATGAAATCGGGCAAGAATATGAATCGAAGAAGGCGAAAGCATGCGAGTGCGGTTTCCATGCTTGCGAATATCCGTTGGACGTTTTCGACTATTATGCACCGTCTGAAAGCCGATATTGTGAAGTTGAACAAGGTGGGGATATTGACAATTCGGAGAGCGACAAGACCTGTTCAACGAAAATTAAAATCAACGCAGAAATTGGTATTGCAGGTATTGTGAAGGCTGCCGTTGAGTATATCAAGGAGAGAGTGAAATGGAAGGATTCAGCCGCCACGAACACGGGCCACTGTTCAGCCGCCACGAACACGGGTGACTGTTCAGCCGCCACGAACACGGGTGACCGTTCAGCCGCCACGAACACGGGCTACTGTTCAGCCGCCACGAACACGGGTGACCGTTCAGCCGCCACGAACACGGGCGACCGTTCAGCCGCCACGAACACGGGCTACTGTTCAGCCGCCACGAACACGGGCCACTGTTCAGCCGCCACGAACACGGGTGACCGTTCAGCCTCCGAAGTAAGCGGAAAGGATTCTGTTGCTATAGTGACTGGTAAAGACAGCAAGGCGAGAGGAACGACAGGTAACTGGATTGTCCTTACTGAAAGAGGTAAATGGAATAGTGAAACCTATCCAATCAAGGATGTGCAAGCCTTCAAGGTAGATGGAGAAATCATCAAGGAAATGGTTTGGTACAAGTTGGTAGATGGGAAACCGGTAGAATGTGAATGATTTTAAATAATAGAGCTTATGGATGCAAAAGAAATTATCAAGAAACACTTGGACGGAGTGGCTGAAAAGGATGAGGCGTTCCGTGAAGCGTATGAGAATCCCAAGAAGAACTTGGAGGATTGTTTCGCCTACATTCTGAACCAGGCACGGAGCCACGGGAATGCGGTGTGCATGAGTGATGAGGAAGTATTCGGAATGGCTGTGCATTACTACGTCGAAGAAGATATTGAAGTGGGCAAGCGACCCCGTGCGGATGTAGCCGTGAAGGCCAACGGAAAGGCGGTGGAACTGACGGACGAAGAAAAGGACGAACTGAAGGAAAAGGCCAAGGAAATCTACCTGAATGCCCAAGTGGAGGAGATGAGGAAGAAGGCCGAGGCGGAAAGGAATGCAGCTATCGCCCGAGAGAAGAAGAAGGAGAAAAAGGAAGCGGAACGCCTTGCTAAGAAACGGGAAGAACGGGAACGGGCTACCGCTGGGATGGGAATGTTGTTTGAATTCTAAGCCATGAAACCACGGACAAAAAGAGAAAAAGAGGTGGCAGCCTTAATGAAGAAGCTGCCACCCATCAGCGAGAGGCAGAAGGAATGGGCGAAGGAACAGTTCATTCCGAAAGGCTACAAGCTGAAGGACAGGATATGGTGTAACTGCTGCGGAGAGGAATTCTGCGCAGAAATGCCGCCACTTGGCATACATATCAAGGCCGGTAGTGAATTCATGTGTCCGGAATGTGGGACGATGCTGAAGATTGAGAACTATCGAGGGAAAAAGAAACAAGAACGAGGCTTGATGACTATAGTTACCACTTGCGGAGGATGGCAAGTGTTGCGACACGTGGAAGTGAACAAGTACATGTATAAGTTACCCCGTGGAATCAATGCTGAGAAAGTGAATTACGCCATGTGCGAGGTGTTGCAGGAATGGATAGACGAACACGGAGCACGGGAAGTGGTAGCTCGACCTTTGGAATGTAACAGCTATAGATATTCCTTTTCCTGGACTTCTGAATTAAGTTTGAAGAGGGAGAACTATAACAACCGATTTGCCTACCAGGTTGAAGGTGACGTCTACCCCATCAAGAAGATACTTCCTATCCTCAAGAGGAATGGATTCAAGTACACGGACGACCGAAACAACAGACTCAGCGACATCTTCATTCATCTGTTGACCGATTCGAGGTTTGAAACCTTGATGAAGGCAGGACAAATGAAGTTGGCTGACTATTGCTTGCAACGATACATACCCGACATCTGGCCGTCCGCCAAGATTGCCATTCGTAACCATTACCAGGTGAAAGAGCCCTCCTTGTGGGTGGACATGATTAACGCCATGTGTGAACTGGGTGCCGACACCCGAAACCGGAAGTATGTATGTCCCAAAGACCTGAGAGCCGAGCACGACAAGTGGATGAAGGCTCTTGGCCGCAAGCAAGAACGGGACAGACGGGAAGCCGACCAACGGAAGTTGGGATCTGATATAGAAAAGGCCAAAGCATGGGAACAGCGGTACAAGGAAGAAAAAGAAAGATACTTCGGTGTAGTGATTGAAGGGAACGGAATCATCGTTGCACCTATCCAATCGGTTGAGGCCATGCGTGAGGAAGGAGCCGCCATGCACCATTGTGTCTTTACGAATGGATATTACAAGAAGCCGGACTCCTTGATATTGAGTGCCAAGGACCAGGAAGGAAAACGAGTGGAAACCATCGAAGTAAACTTGTCTGTATTGAAGATTGTACAATGCTACGGGGCTTGCAACAAGTTGACGGAACACCATCAAGAAATCCTTGATCTTGTGAACGATAACATGTGGAGAATAAGAGAACGAAGAAACCAAATTTTAGAATCTGTGTAATATGAGTGTATTATTGATTTTTGTGCCCATTCTATTCGTGATAGCAGTGGGATGGGCAATTCAAAGTGGCGTGAAAAACGCCTATGAGCCGGGAGTATGCCCGAAGTGTGGTGCTCCTGCGAATGTGTATTGTGACAAGCTGACGGGCGACATCTACTATGTCTGCACGAAGTGTGACTATGTTGTTAACTGGGATGAGGAGGATGAGGAGGACAAGAAGGATGAAGAATGAATTGAATTACGATATGGATATGTGCGACAATGCACAATGTCCGAACGCCGGTAGCTGTATGCGCCAGCTTGCATACCAGAAGGCCGTTGCCGAGAATTATCCGCATCCGTTATGGGTTATCTTGAACCCTCAGCCGGGATGTACGCTTTATGAACCAGTTAAAACCATCAACCAGCCATGAGAGTAAAGACGAAGTACAACGTAGGTGACGGGGTGTGGGTGATGAAGGACAACAAGCCCAAGATGTGCAAGATAATCGGAGTCAGAGTACAGCATGTAGAAGGTACTTTTAATGGAAGTGCTGGTTATGCCAAGAACCCGATTATACAATACGACTTAGGGAAAAGAGAGTCTCCGATGATCTATGAGGAAAGATTCGTTTTTCCCACATGCAAGAAATTATTAAATTCATTATTAAAAAGTACAGAAAGTCATGATTGAAATTTATTGGATTACGAGGCTGGACATGATTAACGGATGGTTAATTAGTTTCAGCATTATCAGTGGTATTGCATTACTAATTTGTTTGATATTCATCCCTATCAATTATGGGAGTTTTTTGACAAGCACATGGGAAAGTGATAGGAAAAGTGCAAAAGCAGCTTTGAAGGTTTTCAAGCAAATAAAGAAATACTCATTGATGGTGTTTTGTGTAGCATTCCCTTTGTCCGTTCTTACGCCTACAAAAAACGAGGCACTACTTATCTTAGGAGTAGGCGGCACTATTGATTACGTCAAGAGCAATGATACTGTTAAGCAATTACCAGACAAGTGTGTTAATGCGCTTGATGCTTGGGTGGAAAGTTTAAATATTAAAAATAAGGAGGAAACAAAATGAATAAGTATGACACCGCATTAGAACTATTTACAGACATATCGCTTCACGAGCTTTATGCCCAACGCCCGTTCCGTCAAGAACGGCACACTTACGCCACCGACAAAGTGTCAATTATCCAAATCGTATCAACCCTACCAGAAGAAGAATACGAAGTATTGGCAAAGCCTAACGCATGGTATGTAATGAACAAGCCGAAGAATCGGGATAAAGTATTTACCCTTGACGGATTGGTCACTTTGCTCAATCTCATCCCAAAGGTGGATTTTGAAGCATGCCAGGCATGCGGCGGAGACGGGAAGGTGGACTTTGAGTTTGAATATGACGGAGAAACCTATTATAAATCCGCCGACTGTCCCGTATGTCACGGCACAGAAGAGAAGGAGCTCGATGTGGCAGTGAGAGACTTTCGCTACGGCGTAAAGTTCGAGTCCGACACATGGCCGCTCAAACAGAAGTATCTAATCAAGCTGATAAAGACAATGGAACTATTGGAAGTCAACTCCGCACGTCTCGTTTATGCCGACACTCAAACCTACAAGTTCGAGTTGAGCGACGATGTAGAAGTGGAGTTCCTATGCTATCACCCCAAGCCGGAATACGAAGACTTCTTTATTTGTTATAAGGGAGAAGATTGTCATAATGGGAAGGAGAAACAACCATGAGCAAAACCGATTCACTACACTATCAGCTCTGCGAGCTCGGAGGCAAATATCTCAAGAGCCGCAAGAACGCAGAGCCGCGGCGCACGCCGAACAAGTACGTCGCTGTGAAACTCATTGCAGCCGGAGCCGAGAACCCAGACGTTTGGGCGACCAACAGCTACGACACCTCGATAATCGAAGTCAAGACCAGCCACTCCGACTTCCTTGCCGACAAAAAGAAAGTGACACGAATCAAAGAAGCGCAATTCAGCCGTGAAGATGTTTATGCTTACATATCAAGACGGGGAGAAAGTGAATTTATAATACTTTAAACTTAATTCAGGAGGAATAGTACAATGGATGAAAGACTAATAGAACTCGCCAAGGGAATGGCGAAGAGGGTGAAGTTTCTGACGGAGAAATGGGAAAGGGACTGGTATGCAGCTGCTCTTGTGAGGGCTATGGAGTGGGGAAAGGAACAGACCGAGGTGAATGAGGAGTGCAGCCGGAAGAATCGGTTGAAGGAGAAATATCCGAGGTATTTGCCGGAGTAGTATTTTTTAATGTTTATTTGTTTGTGAATCTTATGTTTATCGTTATTTTTGTGAAAGAAAATCGTGTGAAGGAGCACGGAACGAATCTATGGACGTAAAACTGAATCAGAGCGTCATGCTCAAATTATCTGAATTAGGAGCAAAGAAAGTCCCGAAATTTGAAGGATATTATTGCACCAAGAGAGGTGATGTGTTTTCTGTTCGTAAAGGCTACATTGACAATATAGGACATTCTTTGGATAAAGATGGATATCTGAAAGTCATGCTTGTCGATAATGAAGGTCGCCATAGACATTTCAGAAAACATCGAGTCATTGCAATGACTTATTTGGGGGAAAGTAACCTTCATATAAACCATATAAATGGTGACAAACAAGATAACCGGATAGAAAATATTGAATATGTAACCAATAGGGAAAACCAAAGTCATTGGCGGTTAAATCGTAATTATGACATTGGTGTCTGCTGGGCAAAAAAAGAAAAGAAGTGGATTTGGGCTTTGACGTAGGTGGAATTGACATTGAGGATGTCAATCTTTCGGATTTTGACTTGCAGCTGGGGTATGATGAGGAAACCCGGTACTGCAAGCCGAAGCTGCAGGCATTGAAGCATAGTCAGATTATGTATGAGAATGCGATGAAGCTTGCAAGCGAGGTGGACATCCGGGAGAAACAGCGGCACGATGTGATAGTGAGCGGAAACTTCATCTTCGGTGACTTTATCGAGGCTTTCGTGAAGCACTGGAACGTGAAATGTCTGAAGATGACTATTAGCACTCTTTCTTTGAGCCAGGACAACATCGACAGCCTTGAAAACTTGCTGAGGGGGGGGGTATGTGGACGAACTGAATCTCATTGTGTCCGCTTACTTCTACTCGCACGAGAGAAGAAGCCTGATTCCTTATATCTACAAGCATCTGGACAACGGAAACTTTCAGTTGGCCGTAGCAGGCATTCACACGAAGACGTGCCAGTTCAGGACGTTGGGAGGAAAGCATATCGTGATGCACGGGAGTGCCAACCTCCGTAGTTCGGGGAACATCGAGCAGTTCACGATGGAGGACAACGAAGAGTTGTACAACTTCTATGATGAGGTGTTCGTTTCCATACTGGAGCGGTACAGGACGATTAACAAGCAGCTCAGGGGGAATGAACTCTGGGATTGCATGAACAATAAAAAGTAACAATTTTAAAAAAGGAGGTAAAAATGGCATCAGGAAGTTCAGGAAAAGGTGGTGGCCGTGGTGGAAGAGGTTCAAGAATAAAGAACAGTACCAGGGCTCAGCAGAGAGCAACCCAACGAATCAGAGACTTGTCGAACGCAGCCGCCAATGCCGGCGCACCATTTTAATGAGTTATGGGCAAAGGTGACATTAACGAGTACAACATGAAGTTAACCCGAAGCGAGCGCATTGCCAAGGCGAAGAAGGCAGGCGAGGCTTCGGGTATAGCCCGTGGGAAGAAGAAGAGCGCACGGGAGTTCGCTGAGGCGGCTCTGAATGCGGAGGTGGTGGACAAGTCGACCGGGAAGAAGGTGGTGGTGAAGGATGCCATCATTCAGGGTGTCATCAAGAAGGCCATTCAAGAGAAGGATCTTGCCGCCATCAAGTATCTGTTTGAGCTGACGGGTGAAAGCCCTGCGCAGAAGATGGAGATAACGGGAGCGGAAGGAAAGGACTTGATACCACAGAAGGTGTTGAGCAGAAGTGAGATGAAGAAGTTGCTGAAAGAACTGGAGAATGAATAGTTACGGATACACACGTGATGAATTTGTTGCTGGATGGTGCTTGAGTGATGTGATGAATTTCACCAGGCACTTTTTCCGTTATGCGAACAACGATGACCGGAAGTTTGTCGTCGGGGAACATCATGTGCGTATCTGTGAGAAGCTGAACCAAGTGCTTCAGGGGAAATGCCGGAGGCTTATCATCAACATTCCACCCCGATACGGGAAGACGGAGCTTGCTGTGAAGAACTTCATCGCCATGGGGCTTGCGCTGAATCCCAAGTCGAAGTTCATCCACTTGTCGTATTCCGGTACGTTGGCCATTGACAACTCGGTGGCCATCAAGGACATTGTGAACAGCGAGGAGTACCAGCGGTTGTTTCCGGGAACGAGGGTGAAGTTCGGGAGCGACACGAAGAGTCGTTGGGATACGGAGGCAGGAGGATGCGTCTATGCCACCTCCACACTTGGACAGGTTACGGGATTCGGTGCCGGGCTTGTTGGCAACGGAAAGAGGAAAAGGTATGTGTTCGGTGGTGCGATTGTGATTGACGACCCCATCAAGCCGGAGGACGCATTCTCGGAAATCGAACGTGAAAAGGTGAACCGTCGATTTGAGACGACCATCCGAAACCGTCTGAACTCACGTGAAACCCCTATCATTGTCATTATGCAGAGGCTGCATGAGCACGACCTTTGCGGTTATCTTCAGGAGATTGAGCCGGATGAATGGGAAGTGCTGTCACTCCCTGCCATCTGTTATGAAGACGGAGAGCCGAAAGCCTTGTGGGACTTCAAGTTTACGTTGGGCGAGCTGTACAACATCAAGAAAGCCAATCCGATGGTTTTTGAAACGCAGTACATGCAGAACCCTACACCGCTTGAGGGCTTGATGTATGGGGAGTTCAAGACGTACCATATGATACCTATCACCCGTAACGCCATCCGTAAGAACTACACCGATACCGCCGACACGGGAGCCGACTATCTATGCTCTATCAACTACGTGGAGACGGAAACGGGGAACTACATTACCGACGTGCTTTATACGGACAAGCCGATGGAGTATACCGAGCCGATGGTAGCAGCCATGCTGCACCGGGACGATGTGAACGTGGCCAACATCGAATCGAACAACGGAGGACGTGGATTCGCACGACAGGTGGAGGCACAGACAAGGATACTCGGGAACAACCGCACGAGGGTTGCATGGTTCCATCAGAGTGCCAACAAGGATGCCCGTATCTACTCACGCAGTAATGAAGTGACGAACCTCACTTATTTTCCTGCGGACTGGGAAAGCCGTTGGCCGGAGTTTGCAAGACATATCAAAGGATTCCGAAAGGACGGGAAGGATGCGCACGATGATGCGGAAGATGCTTTGACGGGAACCATTGAGATGAGAGGTGGTTATCGTGGAGACTTCAAGTATTACGATACGATGCAGGAAGGCCGTCATGTGGTCTTCGTCATGCCGGACAATGGAGATAAGTTCATTGTGCTGATTGCGGTAGTGAATGAGTATATCAACATTACCGGTGTAATCTATCAAGACGAATACGATGAAGCCAAGATGAGGAAGGCTGTGAAGTATGCGGATGATGTGGTGTTCGAGTGTGACAAGGCGTTCTTCAGGGTTGCCCGTGAGTTGAGGGATGAACACGAGGTACGCATTATGCACAAAAACCCGAAACCGATGCTTCGAATATCCGCACAGAAATCGTTTGTGAGCGAAAAGGTGAGGTTCAGAAAGGACTATAACGTGACAGTGGGATATATTGCCTTCATGGATGCGCTGAGGGATGAAGAGAACCACTTTGAAGCGATGGACGCCGTGAGTGGGCTTGCTGATTATGTGTCGAGAAAATACATGATGCAGGATTGACGTTGTTTGGATTCAGTCTAAATTGCATGGATAGTGTAACAATGTGTGGTTATTGTGGTTATATTTGGACAATAAACCAAAAAAACATACCATCATGAAAACTTTATTATTGTCTGTTGTCGTATTCTTTGTTCTTTTAAAGATGTATGGTTATGTCGCAAGACTATTCAAGAAGTCTTACAACAGCCTTGAAGAGTTCTTCACCATTGACATCCGTAATGTCAAGAGTTACAATGCACGAATTATGGAGGAGGATGAAGAACGTAAACTATGCCGTTATTCTGTGGACCTCCAACAATTCCCACAGATGGATGTTCTTGACTCCTTGGAAATAGTCGAGCATGATGGGGAAAGCTGTAATTTGATTTTTAGAGGAAAAGCGGAAATGACATCAGGCATTATCGACTTCATCGGCTACTGCTTTGAGCATTACGGTGCTGACCAGTTCGGTAAAGGGAGGTATGACATTTCTGGAGAATTTAAGGACTTCAAATACGGAACATTCTCAAGAACGTGGAAGGATGTGAACATCTATACCGAAGACGGATGGCTGTACATTGTGCTATTTGGAATCAGTCAAAACAAAGATTAAATATTCATCATCCCCCACTGATTGAAAGGTGGGGGATTTTTGTTTGTCGTGCGATGAAATTATTTTTTGCGTATTCGTTTGTTTATTAAAAGATTAGTAATATATTTGCAACGAACAAGTGTTCGAGGTTGTGAAGATGCAACCAACTTTAAT